ATTGTACTAAACGCCCTAAAAAATGTCCCAAGGGGACTCGACTTCTTAAGTATCCAGTGAAGGAGGGAGATAAGATACGTTATTGTACTAAACCAAAGAAGAAGGCTCCGAAAAAGAAGACTCCTAAAAAATGTCCCAAGGGGACTCGACTTCTTAAGTATCCAGTGAAGGAGGGAGATAAGATACGTTATTGTACTAAACCAAAGAAGAAGGCTCCCAAGAAGAAGAGTCCCAAGAAGAAGACTCCCAAGAAGAAGACTCCCAAAAAAGAAGGCTATGCCTGTAATAGTGTATATGACGACTACACTTCTGAATATGTAGCGAGCTCTTGTGACAAACAGCGTGGGGGAGAATTTGGTAATTTAAATGAATGTCTTAAAAGTGGATGCGAAGGAATGCGGGAAGTTTATGAAAGACCCGATATGGGTGATGAAGATGCTTGTAGAACTAGATGGTGTGCAAAGGTTGGGATGCCATGGAAAAATTGTTATAGGAAGAGCGCAATTAGAGTCCATCCCGATAAACATCCAGGGGAAGAAGAAGAGTATACTAAACTTTTTAGTGAACTAAATGACTGTAACAAGAACTCGAAATATTGGTAAGTTCTTAAATAATAAAACTTCAAAAAGAAAACCCATTGTAAAGATAAATGGCTAATATCGTATATGACTATCCAAAGTCCTCATGTAACTGCTACAGATGTACAGAAAATAAATACGATTTCCCCACTAAGGGAAACCCGACAAACATGTCCGTAAGAGACAGTAAGTTTCCTAGATACTTTGAGTGTTATAATAATAAACTCTTTCGCAAGGACGAGGAACCTCGAGTACAAGAAGGGCAGATAACTCTAAACCCACAGGTCCTTACACAGAAATATGCTAGCGACTTCCAAAAGGTGGAATGCCCTAATAATAACAGCTGTCCCGCCACTCAGTATGCTAGTATGGATCCACGTCTGATAAGCGCCTCGCACACGGGTCAAGTACAGACATTAGACGTTCCTCCTATTACAGGGGATGTTAAGCTGAATAGTCTGTTGCATAATCGCCTCCTAGATAACTACGGACAGGGATACAAAGATTACTCTGACGTGAATGCTGGGCAATATATGTATTATATAAACAAGTCTCTGGAGGATCCATATTTCTCTCCTAACTTCGTTACAAGCGCTACAGCCACCGGAGTGTTGTACAAAGATCCGATGGGTGCGCTGAAACCACGCTATAACCGTAAACCACTCATTGATAATGATCCATTGGGGCCTGAGAGAAACAATTATGAGGGTTGTTTATCTTGGATGGAAGATAGCCTTTCTCATCGCCAGGACTTGATGTCTCTGCAGATGGGGCGTAGGAACCAAGAGAGATACGCTCCCCGATGGTTCGGGATTAATAATTAGGACCTATAGAGAAGAACACTTCTCTTAAAGATGCCTAGAAATTTTAGAAGAAATCGGAAGAAGTTACAACCTCCACCAAAAGCTGTATATCTAGAGCACCCAGTTGGTAGTAAAGAATGGGCTAGAAAAAAAAATATTGAATTTGATCGAAAGCGGTACGCTAAAGAAAATTCTGTTGTAGAGAAGAAGTTACATAAATAAAATTATACTATATCAAGTATAATTTCCATTTTTTTGTTTTAGAAGATTCTGATACCTCCTAGCATACGTTGACCTCCCGTACGAATAGGAGCTTTGCGTTGCTGCCATGCATTTGCATTGATCTTACGCATCAGTCTTTCCTGTAAGTCTGTTCGAAATTCGATAGCACTGGAAACAAACGCGTCATTTGCAAGTTCCCTGATATTAGAATTATTCTTATTACCATTAGCATCTCCCGGAGGGAGTGGTCCGTAGTGGTCGGCGAAAGGCTGGTTATCTATATTACTCCTCGTAATGTAGTTAGGCATGCGAATAGCATCTACATCATCATAGTAAAAACGGGTTTGACCTATATTTTCATCCGTGTATGATCGATAAGAAGTACCATAACCAGAAAAGCGAGGATCGTATATGTTAGCTTCAGTTGCAATAGCTACTCTGGGAAGAGAAGGTTCGATCGTTGCCGGTTCAATTATTCTAGGATCGTGTTCAGTATACTTTACCTCACCGGTAATTTCGTTCGTCTTACAAGTAGTAGGGGGGAATTGTTGATTGAATGAGATTCCTATATTGGCGTTGATAGGTTCGTTAATTTGGCTACGAGTATACAGACCGGGTTGAATTGTTTGGGTGAATAGGTTATCGTTATACTTCTTCATTACTGCATCCTGCGGACAGTTGCCAACAGGAAGATTAGTAGGAAGTCCAGCATCAAATAACTGCTCAGGATTGTAACCACATGCGGTGTTAACCCATCCAGGTTCATTTGGCACCACTACGGTCTCTTCTAACGGAGGACTTGTTTTAAGAAAAGGCATATTAGTTTTGAATCCTTCTTTTACTTCACCCCCTCCGTATAGCTGATTATGACAGGGAACTTGAAGGGTAGGATCAAGTTTGCTCTTAGGCTTGTTCAAATATCTACGATCGTGTTCGAAGTCTTCTATATGATAATTATCTTCGATCTGTAAGGGAACAATATAACTTGCCGGATTCTTAGCCGGTACTAAAAGCGTAGGCTTACCGGGGCAACAACTCGTTGTCTGGTATCCGGATTGGTATACATCTACCTGACTCTCTGCGTTAATGGCTGAATGGTTAACTAAGTTATTGGCCCTCCAGTAATCCATGGCTGCTAAAGGCGGTGTCACAACCGGTGCTATAAATGTCTTGGGGTTTGCGGATCCTACCAACTTTTGACTGGGTGACATGTACTCTGGATTATTGAAGACACCTTTTGGGTTGGGACCTGGATAATTATTTCTCACCAATTCCGGATTATAGTCCAGAGGACGGCTATCATGACAAAACCTTCGTGCATTTTCCGGGTTAAGAAGTGATCTTACGGGTCCCGAACGATGGTTACTTATACTATCAATTATCCATCGTACTTTAGCAGTAGATAATGTTCCATGGGGTAAATCACCGGATTTCACCGGAGTCTTCCCCATCTTATAATGCTCTGCTCTAAACTTTTCCATTTGACTCTTTTGTATGTAGTAAAGAATAATAATAAATAGAATAGAAAGTAACAGGAAAAGAGGGGCCCATTTGATGTCTAGTAATAGGAGAACAATGAAGATCGCAATTGAAAGCCGGGTCAGAGCATTAAGTTGACTAGCCAAACTCATGCCTTGAAGCGGTACTAGCTCAGTATTACACACTAAATTAGGAATATTTTCCAGCCAGAAATCATTTTTTCGGCACTTAAGCATATTTATAATATGAGACGAGATTCTAAATTAAAAACGAAAAGTGTATGTATGTATAAGATCTACAGAAACATGAGCAGCAAATCCCGTAAAAAAAGTAAATATTTCTTTCAATTGGTTGGGATAAATCTTACCAAAATTCATCAGAAATATGGAATTACTCTCGATGATACAAATCATCAGAACGAGAAGGAACCGAACGAGACTACTAAACTATCAGAGCTTAATACTGCGAAAGGTACACCCGACGTTATTTCATTTCTAGACGAGTCAAAAAGGTTACATATTTGCCAAGTATCAATGATAGATTTTACCTCTAGAATGGAAGTTAATTTATTGAGGTATAATTGTTTCTGGTGTAGACACCCTTTTAACACTAAACCTATAGGATGTCCAACTAAGTATGTCTCAAGTCAGGCTGTTAAGACTTATCATTCGCATATTAGCAAAGACTGGTACACTATTAAACAAGATGTTACCAAAGAACGTAGAAAAAATCTCAGAGACAGACGTATCCAAATGCGACTAGGAGAATACTACGAGACAGACGGCGTCTTTTGTTCATTTAACTGCTGCCAGGCCTATATCAATGATCATACTTATGATCGATTGTATGATCACTCGTCTATGTTACTGACGAAAATGTATAATTCGATGACGGGGGGTGATAAGAATATAAAAATAAGTCCCGCACCACATTGGAGAACTTTAGAGCCATACGGAGGACAAATAAATATCATCAGGTTTAGAGACGGCTTTAACAAAGTAGACTACGAGTGTCATGGTATTACTAAACCTTTACCTAAATTCGCTCCCCTCGCTACTCTATACGAGGAGAAGATAAAGTTCTAAGATATATAGTTATACTCATCGGGAGTATAACTAGAGTTTATATTTTCTTCTTGTGTACCTGAACAGGAAGTACGCTCCTAGGAGTACACCTATAACAACAATCAAATAATGTTTTTCGTCTTTGCTTCCACTTGAAGATCGTGCGTGATTGTTAACCACGCGGATACAAACTGAAACTCATACACACACCAATTTTGACATTTGTTCTTATACAAAAAATTGTGTAAGAATTTTATCGTCTAGTACCTCATATGGAACTCCATTGGGTTAGGTCTCTTGTTCAAGACCTTGATGGGAGCGTGCTGTCTAAGCCCGTGTTCATTAAAGTCTCCGTATACAGTGGTCCAAATAGTGAGTTTACGGTTGTTCTCTTCCATCCCTAGACTATACGTAATGTTACCGGTGATAATCTCGATAGTCTGGTCAATCATGTTTTGGACGTAACTTTGAGGTCCCATTCCGGACGGAACATTGTAGCGACTGTAGATATCACCAGTAGGAGGCCTGAACGATTCGTATACTTCACTCATGATTCCACAAATACTAGTGGTTGGAACGACAATAGGTCTATTCTTAGGATCCACTCCCATTGTTAGCTCCGTGACTTTCCTCGATATGATATCCACGGTCTCTTTACTGAAATATTTCTTAATATATTCATTACTCTCTTCCCAACCGACATAACGCATAAAGTTTAGATCACATAAAGGTGCATTATAAATTTTAGATGCATACTCCATTTTATCTATTCTAAATATATTCTTAAAATTGTCTTCGGTATCTATCAATTTAAAACCTTGATAAACAGGTCATAAAATGCAACATCAACTTTGCGTATTGTTATACAGTAAGTACTCTCAGCGTTCTAAACAACTAGTAAACGCTCTTCAATCAGCTCCTGTGGACCTCGGGTCCGTTATGGGACTTACATTAGTATGTGTGGATAATGAAGATATTAGGTCCAAAATCCAACGCGCTACTAGCGTAAAAGTAAATAGTGTTCCTACTATACTGATGGTATATAATAACGGTGGTGTGGAAAAATACGAAGGAGAACGAGCCTTTATGTGGACCCAAGATACCATACAACGGTTATCACCTCCGCCTTCGCCTTCGCCTCCGCCTCAACCCCAGGAAACAACCCCGTCTCCTCCTGATAATCAAGAAATAGCTCCAGAAAAGAGTAAAAAGAACTTGAAGCGTAGACGTTCTTCCAAACATAAGAAGTCGCAAAAGAAAACCACGGAAATAGTTGACCTAGACTCCGAGAGCGAAGAAGAAGAGGAGGACGAAGATGATGGACGTCCCAGGCCTCCCCCCGTTGGTGTTAGGAAAGGAGCCGGTGAGTATGAAATATCACGAACTTTCGGGGAAAGGGAGGAACAGAATAGAGATTTAAGCACGCGAACTAGTTCTAAATCTACCGACTTAATGGCAATGGCTCAAGCTATGCAGAAAGAAAGAGAATCTTCTTCTGGTAATTCTAAACGTGGTAGATAGATAATGTTAAAAAAAGATAAGTAATATAATAAATGTCTACTCGTAAACAATTTAACATGGTTCTTGATTTAGACCAAACATTAATAAGCTCAGAAGAATGGGGGGAAGAGGAACTTGAAAATAATAAGGAGAAGGCTAAAAAGTTTGATTTTCACAGCATGGACGGGTACTATACAGTATTTGAAAGGCCCAAACTTCAGCCTTTCCTGGATTATTTATTTGATAACTTTAATGTGTCGGTGTGGACTGCTGCTAGTAAAGATTATGCTTTATTCATCGTAGATAAGATTATCCAGTCTAAACCCAACAGGCACTTAGACTGGATTTTCTTTTCGTATCATTGTAATATTTCCAAGAAAAAGAAAGGCGGTACCAAGGACTTGAGTATGCTTTGGGATGAGTACAAGTTACCAGATTTTAGCAAGAACAACACTGTAATACTCGATGATTACGATGAAGTACACGAGACTCAACCCGGTAATTGCATCATAGCAGCTCCTTTCGAATTCACAAATGATGGTAGCGAACACGATAACTATTTAATAAAATTACAAAATTCTCTTTCCAAAATGAAGGACGAAAGACCCGCAGAAGAAGTAAATAATTCTTTAGGGCTCACAAGCGGAACTTCATAAATACAAAAACGAAATTAGGAAACGAAAATATTGGAATAACTAAACTCGATCAACAATGTCCCAATTCGAACTGTTTAACCAAGCCCTCGCAGCATATAAGAATATAAAAATACCTGTAGTTATACCGAAGAAAGATCTTACAACGTGTCAACATCATGACGTCACCACTGAAGCAGGAGTAGTAACGTGTATTTCTTGCGGAGAAGAAATTCAACGCACTATTACACACGAGAAGGAGTGGAGATACTACGGGCCTTCAGATAGTAGACGTTCTTCAGATCCTAACAGAGTCCAGATGCGAAAAATAGAAGAAAGAAATATTAATAAAGATGTAGAAAATATGGGATTTAGCGAGACAATAGTAACCAAGGCTGACGAACTATACACACAAGTAACAAAAGGTCAAATTTATAGAGGGAACTCTAGAAAAGCTATAGTATTTGCATGTATTTTTCATGCATATAAAATGTCGGGTAAACATCAGACCCCCGATAACTTAGTAAAACTTTTTGGCCTTTCTCGTAAAAATGGTCTACATGGTCTGAAGATTGTCGCTGTCAATGCACCAAAAGACTCTAAAATACACACAACTGTTATTACACCAGTTCACCTTGTTCACGATATTATGAGCAAGTTTAGAGCAACTCCTGATCAGAAGAAAGAAGTAATATATCTTTATGCTCGTATTAAGAACCGATCGTCGAAACTTAATCGCTCTCGTCCTCAATCCGTAGCAGCCGCTATCACATACTACTGGATAAAAAAGAAGAAGCTCGACATTAATCTCAAAGACTTTGCAAAGAAAGTGGATCTATCCGAGCTTACTATTAATAAGAATGCTAAAGAGGTAGCTCTTGTATTAGGAACTCCTGATATTATTTAAATAAATTTGTGATACAACTTGTTATCATAAGTTAAAAACAAAACCCTTGAATATGCAAGAATAGATAAATGAATGTCCAATACAAACTTGATGATCGGCGTATTCAAAAGTACGTTGAACTGCCTGTACCAAGGGATGTTATTATTCAGTTAAAAAAAAATGTTACTGCAAAGACTAGAGAGATTGTGAAGTATATCCTAAAGGGTAAGGACCAACGTCTAGCAGTTTTTGTAGGCCCGTGTTCTATTCACTCAGAAAGATCTGCTATCGAGTTTGCATTTAAGCTAAAGGAGTTACAAAAGGAACTTCCTAATTTACTTCTTATAATGAGGTTTTTTGTGCAAAAACCTCGTACTACTATTGGGTGGACAGGTTTTTTAGAAGATCCTGATATGAATGGTAAATGTGATATTGCAAGAGGTCTCGAAAAAACTATACGTCTTGCTCATAATATCGTAGAAAACATTGAACAACCAATCTGTATGGAGCTTTTAGGGGCAACAATTGAGCCTCAATATTTCAACAATTATATTACCACAGGGTTTATTGGTGCTCGTACGTCAGAAAGTCAAATACATCGAAACCTAGCTAGTGGTGTTTCGTTTCCTATCGGGATAAAAAATCCTTCAGACGGTGATGTTAAAGTTGCTCTCCAAGGAGTAATAGCTTCTCGTACCCCACATTCTTTTTGTGGGATTAATACAGACGGTAGAATATGCGCAGTTCACACTATGGGAAACGAAGATGCATTCGTAGTGCTTCGTGGGTCGTATAAGAACGGTTCTAATATAGATAAGGGTCTTAAGATTTTAGAGAAAGAGGCCGTGGCTGTTGTAGTGGATTGTTGTCATGGCAACTCCAACAAAGATTTAAAAAAGGAATATGAGAATGCGCTAGTTGCAAGTAAATACCCGCGTGTACGTGGCATCATGATAGAATCGCATCTTTTACCCGGTAACCAACCCGTTGCCCCGAACGCACATCCTGATATTTCAGTGACCGATCCATGCTTAGGGTGGAAGGATACGACCAAACTTTTGTATGAAGTTAATTACATAGTAAGTAAAAGAATGAAGTGAATAAAAATATATACCAGTTTTCTCCACTGCAAGTCATAATAGAACTTTTCAAGTAAAAATTTACATTCTTTATTATTTTTATGTTGATTAATAACAAGAAATGGAACTCTCTAATATTACTAATACAACTACCATCGCTGATATAGTCACAAGTGAATGTGGGTTACAGACAGCAGGTGCTCTATCTATGCTAGTACTGTTTGGTCTCTCAGAAGCTATGCCGTTCTTAGGCAATTCTAAAAAGAATAATGGTATTATACAGACCATGGTAAAAGTACTATTATCCCTACTTAAGAGTGCATATACCAAAAAGGAGGAGGAACCAACAGATTCACAAGCTTAATTATATTATTCTATTTGTAGAACAAATAGAACAAAATTAATCTAATATTACACCAAGATTACTCTTCGTACAGACAAATATGGTCCAGCCACTCCAGATCTTTTTGAAGACCAAGATAAAAACCCACGCTTCTGGCTTTCTTCAATGTAGTATGCGAACACTTGAACGTCTTATGCGAACATAGCCCCATCCTTGAATTAGCCTGTATAATTTCTTTCCATAGTTCCGTTAGCCCGATGCGCTTGTCCGGAAGGTATTCTTTTAACCGTCTATACAAAATAAGAGTATCCAATCGAGGTCTGTTAACTCGTTTACCTTCCCTCGGTCTTACGAACATCTCTGGCCATTCTTTCTTGCACTGTTCGCCGCAACTTTCAAAGGAAAGTCTTTAGAGTTTACATTTTTTGCATTATTGGCTTTCTCAAACATTCTAAAGCTGGTCCTTGAATCAAATGAGTCAGTATCATAGACCTCTAGCATCACATCCATGTTCCACTTTGGATCAAGTTTCATCATTTCTCGACAAGCTGCCATCCGGTGCTGACCATCCATAAGCTTCAGACTCCCCTCTGAGTCTCTTAAAGCTTTGAAAGTACCAATGAAATGTTTTGATAAAGAGAGTTCGCTCAATAGGTTGTTAACATGTTCCGGATCTATACAACGCTGATAGGTCCAACGAGGTAACTCTACAAGGTCGCGAGATGTCGTCTTGTAATAAAAGGCTTCTCCGATATGAGCTATACATTCAGATGTTATAATATCTGATATTCTTTCTTCATCTGAGTCTGTTTCTTCATCTGAGTGTCGAGAAATCTCAGGCGGTTCCATTAGTTCATCGTCTGAATATTCACTTGGGTATATATAGTTAGCTATAGCTGACAACATAGTTCTTGAATAATATATGGGGAAATTTGTAGATAAAATCGTTTTTAATCTTCGTCGTAAAACAACTTAAGAGTTGTACTAGAATAATCCAAAAAAATGATATATTCTCTAGAGAGTCAAAGATCAAGATTTGCGAGAATAATGTTATCAATGAGTGATGATATATCATCAAGTATTTACCCTCAAGTCCATGCATATAATATCCAGGATGTTAGAAATGCCATAATAGTCCTACCCCAAAGATGGTTTTATTAAGAATATAGAGGGATATTTCGAATTATATCCGGATAAAAAAACCAGACTCCGCAAGAGAGTTTATTAAGAAGCTTATCGGGTACCATTCTTGTCTCTCGTATATACAAATAGAATAAGTCAAATTTTGTTATTTTTTCTATTTATAGCTTTTATATTGTAGTATATAAAATGTGTTGGTATTGTCGAACTATAGGGCAGAGATTATGTTATCTCTGCGATACACTTTTAACCGGGACTGTATGTCTCGGTGGAATATCTACCGCTACCACTACAACACTCCAGTATAAAGGATTTATTGAAGATTGGAAAGCTATAGCGATCCCATCGGTGATAACCTTCATTGCTATCATGGGTTGTGTATTACGGTGTGCTTGTCGAACTCAGTCCCAGAGCTCTTATAACAGCCAGAAGAGTACTATTATCATAAATAATCATTCTAAGGATTCTGTTGTTGATCCGGCTCCCATCGAGCTACAAACTATTGCTATTCATGATGATTCGTCTAATTTGAAGGAGGCCATAGCTATTCCTGTATATGATAACCAAAAAGTTGATATGCTACAACAGATTCATAGTAAATGGCGTAATTCTCAGACTGTAATTTAATACTTCAATCAGTATTAAAAAATTAGGTAGATTTATATTTATCCTGTTCCTTCTTACTTAGAGCCTTCCAAGCAACAGATAACTTTTTCGTAATTTCACCACCTTTTGCGGTAGGATGATCTTTCTTGTATTGAGGACGTTGCTCGCTACAGAAAACATGGTAACCATTGCGCCCCGAAACTTTACCAGAAGATGAACTCTTAACATTCTTCTTAGGAGCCTTCTTCTTAGGAGCCTTCTTCTTAGGAGCAACCTTTGAATCTTCTTCGACGAGTTCATCTTCTTCTGACTTTTGAGAAGCCTCTTTCTCATTCTGATATCTCTCGCGATCTTTCTTTGCTAGCTTATCATATTTAGCTGTACCGCCATCCGACTTAAGTTTATTCCATCGAGCACCCAATCCCCTCGTCACGTCCGTGGCCTTGGTTCCTTCTCCCAACTCCTTTTTCACCTTTGCACGAAGGGCATCGCAAAAGTAAAGATATGCTGACTTCGCGCGTTTTGGTCCTTTCTTCGCTACACGGGTAGAACTATTATTTGGAGGAGTGTACGCCTCCTTCTCATCGTTATAACGTTTCTTATCAGCTGTGGCCAACGCTACATAGTGGCTTAGCTTCTTTGATCTCTTCTTGTCATTCTTAAGTTCATTCCATAGGACTCCAAGTCTCCGAGTCACATCGGTAGCCTTCGAGTCCTTACCAAGACTCTTCTTTGCTTTATCACGATTATCGTCGCAGAAATATAGGTATGAAGACTTGCCCCGCTTTGGTGCGTTAGGATCCTTAGGAGACCGATTAGCACGAGATAATAGATTCTTCGCCTGCTTCTGAGTGGAAGAATCCATCCAGAGTTCATTGAGATTTACCGCGTCTGCATTCTCTTTGAGAAATGCCAGCACAAGCTTATTCAATTGTTTTAGTGTAGAGTTCATGATTATTTGAAATTATACTATCCAATCTATAAACCTGTTTATCCAAGGAATATTTCACGTTAAATATATATTACAGAGATCTTATCCAATGAAAAATATATCATATATTTTACCGCTAACGGATCACAATCATTATCTATTACTATTATAGTAATAGAATGTATTAAATTTATTTAGAATCCAGCTGCTTTTCGGCGGCTATGACTTGCATAACCCGCCTGCATAGACGCTGCCTGGCGGTTGTGCTGTTGCTTTTGAGCCATCGGGTAAGTCTGGTCATAGGCTGAATGACCTGCACTAGAACCCATACCATTACATCCTTTTATCGTCTGTCCGGTAAAACCTCCACTGTTACCGAATTGACCGGTGATACCTAGACTTTTGTTGGACGGGAGATAGCTCATTGCATCTTTACTGCGGGCTACCTCATTTCTGTAAGGGATCGTATTACCATAGATTGGAGCGGCGATACCCGCGGCATTAAGATTAACGTATTCCATGTATTGAGGCCGGGAAACATTGTTTTCTACCATTACTCTATCCTCAGCGCTATTACATCCAGCGCGCTTGGTCATAAAAGAGTCTGGGCATGCCCGACGTCCGGCAGTATCTACCCCATTCCAGATAGGGCATACCATCAAGTTAGGGTTTTGGAACCTATCGGACTGAACCTTATTGGCCCAACCTGTTACTACTTTGCAAGTACGGATACCCGATTCGAGAGAAACCGATCCTCCACCATTAGAAGCTGTTGACATTTTATTACTACCCAAGAAGATAAAAAATATTTTTTTATTCGGGAAAGTTGTACATAATATTGAGTTTCAATGACGTGTAAAGTATCAACATCAAATAATTTTCTTTTCAATTATAATTATTTATTTTTTTTAGGAAAGTATCTCCTCCGTAAAGTATCTCCTCCGGAAAGTATCTCCTTTTGTCTCTCAATACAAATTATTTTCATCATAAACACCGATGTATGTGTCTAAAAATACTTCAATTGACCTCATTTAAAGTAATATTTATAGTAAGCAAAAATGGCAACAAAATCATTAGATACTAAATACTCTGACCCTCCTAACATGCAGGATATAGTAGAAGAATTAAAGGGTCTCCCTACCATGGGAGAGGTCAATATCTTAATTAAGCGTGTTTTCCCGGAGTGGCAGGTGGCTAACTTAGATGGATACTGCGGATTCTATCCGCATCTCACAACTAACTGGGATACAATATGCAATAAAATAGGGGTAAAATCAACACAGGTACTCATCGTGCGAGAACTGGCGTTTGACGATGACCATATTCTACTGAGAAATTTTGTAGAATGTTTAACACGATCGGGGTTTTCTGTCAAAAGAATGGTAGATTACGTCCCTTGTGTGAAATGCGATAGAATTGCCGTACCCACTCCTCAGATTCACAGTATCATGAAAGAGAAAGGTGTATCAGTCCCCGACCGTAATATTCCTACCTGCAAGGCATGCCGGTAAACTTAATACTTATTAGTATTAAGTTTTTTCACTCTTCAGTGGAAAGCCCGAAGAGTGTCGAAACTTCTTCCACCTTAACTAATGAAAACTCATCTTCTAATAATAAAAGATCTAGATAACTTGGTTTACTCATACTGGGGATAGATGATAGATAAGATGTATACTCTTCAATATTCTGAGTGAATATCTTCTTCTGTTCCACATCAACAACACAGTTCTTTGAGATAAGATATATAATACGATACTTTTTTAGAACAAGTTTATATTTTCGGTGTTGTTCTTCTGAAAAGTCTTTCAAACCCAGTTTACATTCGAATATAGTATGTGTATCTATGTTAAGAAAATCAAATATACAATTTTTATAGTTATATTGCACAGTGATAGATTCTCCGTATCGGCTTTTAAGTACCTTTTCCCACCATTTTTCCTGGTCTACTGATCGAGCTTTTGCGATAAGGAAGGAATCAGCGCCCTTGTACTCTATCCCTCCTTCTTTTTTGATTCGTTTTACGATATATGGAATATTAATAAGGTCATAAGAAGACAAAAATTCTTTGAATTCAACTCTTGGTATACCATAGTCTCTCTCAAAACGCTGCAACCATTTAGTAGGAGCTTTAATATCGTACGGATTTTCTTCCTCATTCTCCATTCTTCTCCATACACTCTCGCGTAATTCCTTGATCATTTTAAGGTAGTACTTGTAGCACACCTGTTCCGATAAAGTGAGAGGTAGTTGTATCTCTTTTACATCGTTAAGATTAAAAAACTCGTAGTCCGATAAAAATTCTTTATATTCTGACTCATCAGAATCTAGGAAATAGGTGCGTGGTTTATACTCGCATATTCTATTATACAGATATTCATAACTCTCTCTAAACCATTCTTGGCAAGTAAGCCATGTACAGTATCCTCTGTCCTTTAAGACGTGGCCTAGTGTTTTACCTTTATATTTACCAAATGTGATAGATTCATTAGTTAACATGATTTATTTTTTCAACCAGCCAATCTTTAGGTATTAAAAGAATATATTATACAATATAAATGAGCAAGCAAAGGGTTCTTAAAATAACGTTATGTGGGGAAAGCGCCGTAGGAAAGTCCAGCATTGGATGCCGTTTAGCGAACAAAGAACCAGATCTAGACTATACCGCCACCGTTGGTGTCGATTATTTCGCTCGAATAGTTCCCAGTTATGATGCAAAAATTGGGATTTGGGATTTAGCAGGTAATAGTCGCTTTGAGACTGTAACCTTGCCATATATAAAGTGTACAAATACTATAGTATACGTCTATGATATTACCAGACCTTCTACTGTACAAGAAATGCAAAGACTTCATAAGATACATCTTCGAACGCTTGGTAAGTTGGGTAAAATAAAAATTCTGGTTGTTGCAAATAAAAATGACATAGAGAATAACCATAATACATGTTTGGAAGCCGGAAAACAATTTGCCGACTCCCTTGGTGCTCCTCATGTATTAGTTAGTGCAAAAATGAATAAAGGTATCGATGATCTACTTTCTATTTTAATGATTGAGATGGAATTGGATACAGACACGAAGATCAAGAACAAAGAAGATATCAGAATGTGCGATAATTGTATTCTTTCATAATTTAAGAAAGAAACTTGAGATATAATTTTATAAAATTATATCTTATTATTGTCTATAATGTTTTTATATTAGATTTTACTTTCTCTAATTTATTATGCAACTTGGATAAAGTCCATTTAAATTCTGATGCTTCATGTGTTCCATATTCTTCGATAGATGCCCGGGGTTGAGGGAGTCTGAGATAAAGCTTGAATCCAGTAAGGAGATGACGTTCTCTTGTATCTTTCCCAAACTTATAATTAGGATTAGAATTACGCTCATATTCTTTGGCTCTTCTTATAAGAGCTCTATTTACAATCTCTAGTTCTTCAACGCGTCCCGCCACTCGTTTCGGACACTTGAGATGGCGATACACCCCTTTATCATCCTTGCTTCTACCTTGGTCTGACCATACATAATCTTTACACAGAGGGCATTTCCCTCTTGGAATTGGGTCGTATTTAATCATTACTCATTAGGAGTCAGAGAGTTGTTCTTCGAAATCAACTCTAAAGTGATTTTCATTCATTCATTTATGAGTGAAAACTTTTAGTACCTAAATCCCGAACTTGATTGACAGTCCAGTTCAGATAGCTTTGTCTTGATAAATATACCGCTATTGGTTGAGAATACTATGTTCTTGATTCCAACACCCAATAATACTTTTTGGCAATGATGACATGGTTTCGAGTTTACTAATTTTCCACCACGAGACCACCTTACATTCCATATAGTATATTTACCAACTTTTCTCTTATTTTTTAAATCCGACCTTATATATTTTAATACTGACATCTCTGAGTGACAAGAACGACCGCGAATCGTAGTACAATAAGGTCTCCCCCCTAGACTTGATTCTCCGTACGCCATTACTTTGCCTCCTTTCACCAGAGCACTTATATGTCTTTTGGGATTATCCCACTCATCAGGAGGGAACAATCCTGATAACCTATGTTTAATAAATACTTGAGCCATACCACAACTGATATTATATAGTTTAAGTTTTATATTCAGTTGTGTTTTCTACGACGTCGTTGAGCGCGAAGCTTATGGTTCTCTATTTCAGTCTCATAGAGACGACGTTGTAAATCTCTCATCTTTTTGAACATCTTTTCTTGATCTCGACTACTATGGGGTGTATTGGGACTCGGAAAGTCGTCTGAAGAAGAAGATTCAGACGCCGAAGATGAGTATATCGTAGGAGAACTGACATGGAGCTTACGAAAGTCTGATGGTTTCTTCCGAAAGTCTCTATAATATTGTAGAGGATCGTGAGAATCCCTGTGTCGAGTTTTTTCCTTCTTTTTATTTGAATTGCGTTCTCGTAACATTTTCTCTTTACGATGAGAATCTCTTTTACTAACTCTGTGATGAGAATCACGTTCCTTACGAACCACCCGTCTTTCTTTCTCTTGTGCTCTGTGCATTGCTTTCTCTTTCTCTTTTCTGCGAATTTCTTTTTTCAAAGCTCTCTTCGCTCTTCTTTGCTCCTCCTTATCCACGCGAGATAGCTTTTTCTTGTGTCTCTTCTTTTTTGTGTATGTGACTTCAACACGTTCATGTGAAGAAGGGCTATTAAACTTTGACACGCTATCCTGTACTAAGAGTATTCCATTATCTTCGTCTTGGTTAATCATCCCACTCGTTTTATGTTCTTCGGGGTCCTCATCATTATCTAAATTTTGGAAAGAAGCTACATGAGAACTCTGATCCAATAGATCTCGAACAACCGGATCTTCTTTCTTCTCTTGTTCCTCCTCCTCCTCCTCTTGTTCTTCCTCCTCTTGTTCCTCACCCTCTTGTTCTTCTTCCTCTTCCTCCTCCTCTTGTTCTTCTTCCTCTTCCTCTTGTTCTTCTTCCTCTTGTTCCTCCTCTTGTTCTTCCTCCTCTTGTTCTTTCTCCTCCTCACCCTCTTGTTCTTCCTCCTCCTCTTGTTCTTTCTCTTGGAGAGAATCTACACGAGATTTTATTCTCTGATCCAATAGAGCTCGAACAACCGGATCTATTTCTATATCGCTATCTTCGTCGCTGTCACTGCCTTCGCGATGATATTTACTACGTTTAGACTTATTTTTCTTATTATTGGTTAGTTTCTCATATTTCTCATCTTTTTTCAGGTTAGAAATTAATTCTTTCAATTGCGTTTCTCGATTACAAGATATAACCCATCCCTCGCCACCTACCATCTTAGGGTTCCAACGTGCACCTATCGATTTCAGGGCCGGATAATACTTTTTACGGTCTCCTTTGATTGCCAAACGATTTTTAGTGTATGTCTTATAAGTCAGCATTTCTTTACCTTACCACGACCGTCTCCTTAAATACAATTTTGATTTCTTTTTAAGAGAGAAGTATGAGTAAATAAAATGAGAATCCGACTAGAAAACTTTCTTTGTTACACTGATCGAACATTCGAGTTTGGTTCAGAAGGTTTAACCCTAATTTCAGGACCAAGTGGGTCAGGTAAAACATCAATCTTAAGGGGTATCTTTTTCGCGTTATTTGGAGAAGGTAATAAACTTCAAGCATATGGTAAAACATCTACTAAAGTTGAACTTGACTTTGAGGATATGAATATAGTACGTACCAAACGACCCAATAGACTAGTAGTCAATGGAGTGTATGAGGATCAAGCTGGTCAAGAGATTATAAACAAGCATTTTGGAGATACATTTAAGACTAGTAGTTATATTCAGCAGAATAATCTTACTAGTTTTATACTCAAGAGTCCTCGAGAAAAACTAGAGATGTTAGAAAGTTTTATATGCAAAGATGTATGTATAGGCGATATGAAGAAACGCTTGAAAGTGGAATCAACAAGAAGAAGAGACATGGTAACTTCCGTGAGTTCCAACTTGCGAATGATCACAAAGTTGATCGAAGAAACGGAGGAGCCTAAAAAGGTCAGCTTCCCTATGAAATGCAAAGCCAATAATAGACCTAGATTTATTAAGAATACTCGTGTGCGTTACAAGAACTGTGCAGTGCGTATCTCCAAGGCTGAAAAGAAGAAGCGACGAGTTCACTCTGAACTAGTAGCCACCAAGATTTTGGACGCAAAGCTATCAACCCGAACTTCTCGAGTGAAAGTTCTAAAGGAACAACATAAGATTCTGCAAGATAAACTAAATATTTTATGTTACACAGACAATGACAATCTACAAAAGTACGTGAAACTTCTGAAGACTGTAAACGCTCGACAAGAACTCTACGATCTTCGGACAAGATATAGAGAAAGGCAAAATGAACTGAAACAGATGGAGCGCAATGAGAATGAATGCAGAGATAAAGAATTACTACGTCTCAAGAAGGATCTTTATGCGTTGTATAATAAGGAAGATTTACGAACTGCAATATTGGATACAACTACCAATATTAAGGATTTTGCTAAAATTAAACAACTAGATGAATCCATATCTGATCTTGGGTACGATCCCGATGTGCTAAAAACAATGCACGAAGAAGTGTCTTTAGCACAAGGAACTCTGGATAATGCACAGGAAAAGTATAGAAGACTCAAATCAGCTCAGGACAGTTATAAATGCCCATCTTGTTCGAGCGTATTGAAACTATGCGATGGGAAACTTACACTTTGCTCGAAAATTGACTATATAGGTGATAACTCTCAAAAACTAGAAAATGCTAAGGAACATGTCAAGATATTAAATTCCAAATTGAAACATGCAAAAAGGAATATGATCGAACAAGAGCACAATTCTAAATTATACGAGAAGTATGAAGTTGAACGAAAAGAGTTATTGTTATCATACGAAGACCATGATAATCGAAGTTCCATCGACGAAACTCTAACAACATTAAGAGACGATTTAGAGTATCTGAGAGATTATAAGGCGACTCAGAAAGCTCTTAGTAAGAAAATTATTCGTCTGGAGTCACAAGAAGGATTATCTGAGGCCTTTCATGTTTCCAAAAAGACAGTAGAAGCGATGGGTGCACGACTAGAACAAATGGAAATAGATTCTAAGCTAGATGAAGAGCTTGAAATAGAAGATCGCGTTCAATTAGAATCATTGATAGATCAAGAGAAGGAGTTGCTCAATAAGTATAACTCTCTGACGGAGAAAAGGAGTGATGTAGAGGCAGAACAGCAAAGACATGAACAAGACATACAGATAGCCCTAAAGAAACACGAAGATTTGTTTAATAAAGTACGTCCATGTGAACTGATGCAAACATCGGAGAAGAAGTACGAGGACGAGATAATTTCCCTACACGAAGAACGCAAGGAACATGCAACAACTCTAGAAAAGATTGAGTTATGGCAAAGATATGATGAAAAAAGAAAGTCTTATGAGAGTCTCCAGAGCCGTGTAGAAAAGCTGAAAGAGGAGGAAAATGATGCTAGACATCGTTACGGGTCTATCATGACTCTTAAGGAGAAGATACTGGAAGCTGAAAGCCTGGCGATGATGCATACCATTGAGATCATCAACACACATGCAAGATCTTTTCTGGATGTCTTTTTTCCCGATAATCCAATTTCCGTGCAACTCAAGCCTTTCAAGACTACAAAGAAAAGTACAAAGCCATCTATTAGTGTACAAATCGAGTATAAGGGTATGGAATGTGATCTCCTTATGCTGAGCGGAGGGGAACTTTCAAGAGTAGTGCTTGCGTATACCTTAGCACTTGGTGAGATGTTCAACACACCCTTATTTCTTCTCGATGAGTGCACGGCTAGCCTTGATCAAGACATGACAGGTATTGTATTCGATGGGATCAGAGATAACTTCGATGGCAAGCTTACACTAATTATAGCTCATCAGGTTATCTCCGGTACTTTTGATAAGGTCGTAATACTTAAACCAGAGTAGTTCGACCAAGAACATTAATTATACTCAAAAACAGTATAACTACCAAATTAAACCAAAATATGACTTACTACTTCCTTTGTTAGAATACCATTACATGGCATTCCAGCGCATATCACTCTAAGATTGCTATTGTAGTGTCTTACCCCCATTAGAAAATCCGGGTCATTATCGAATAGTATAAGTTGAGATAGATCACTAATACCGTAGAGCATTCCAGTTCTTTCTAACGCTAAACCCTTGAACCATCCTGGCCAGAAAACATCATCAGGTTTATTCTCAAGTGTCTTAGTATAAGCGGCCGAATTATGATGCCCTGTAAGTATACCACTCGCTACATTGTTAAATGTATCAAAGTTATTTCTTTTCATGAAGTCATACAAGTTTCGCGGCATCCAATCATAGTTCATTAGGTTACTAGGTGTATATATCTTTCCTGCTGTTGCTATCCCTACCGCATAACCTTTATCAAGGCAATATTGAACTACTTTTTCATTCTCTCTCCCAGTAGTAAGGGTTCCATCAATGTCAAATAGACAGAGGCCTTTATAATCTGGGACTTCAACCGCCATTGGCGTGAACCTGTCCGTAGTGAAATGCCACAATAGTATAGTCACAACTACACCAAATCCTATTAACGATAGAGTAGTTATCATTAAAAAGTCCATATTTATATTATTAATTATTTTTCATACTTCTTGGTTATAAATTAAAGAATGAGCAGGGAAATTTCATTACAACTAGAAACGATCGAACATATTCACGCTTTCTGTAAGAATCCAACATTTAGTCGGTGGGAGAAGCTAAGCAATAAAATCAAGTTCCCTTTCGTAGAAGGATCGGAATATTGTATAAAAAATAGCAAAGGAAATCAGGACTTAGCTCGTAAGATCGTCATTTTTTCCACGAAGGGTGAAGGGAAAGAACAGGAGCGTCCAAGCTGGATAGAATTTAAAAATATTTTTGGTCAGAACCAAGGGCTTGTACAGTCGTTATACTCATTGTTACCAGATGAAGACGCGATTTCTCTATCTCTTACAAACAAAAGAATGAAGGAACGTTTGAAGATACGCGATGAGTTTTTAAAGTTATATAAATCTTTACCATCTTCTCCAGAGGACAGTGATGAAGAAGACGTGATTAAAATTATGAACCAACGTAAGCTGAACCGAATTTATTATCCAGAGTACCTTAGCCGGGAAGATACGCTAGCAGCTATTAAATTCCCGACAACCAACCCAGAGACCGCCCCATTGGACACCAACTGGAGAATGTACTATAATCAGGCACGGATTTTCTCTAAACGAGTGCATATTGATATCGTAAGCGAAGAAGAATATTATGACTTGGGTCTCAAATCAGCCAGTGTCCCTAAATTTTGGTGGCGCGATTCCACCGGAAGACTCTCCAGTATAACAAAAGGAATATTGTATAAAGTAAACGCGAAATTGAAGGGTGACCTATTTCAGTTAGGCGACGATTACGACTTACTGTTTAAAAGGCGCGGTCTACAATGGGGCATTGGGGCCTTGCACCGTTCTGTACCCTTAATGTCTGAATTGGGACTCGGGTATTATGACCAGGATAGTGGCAAATGGTACGATGAACCATTCGAATACCTAGGCGACTACATGGGCGACGACCGCGTATATAATTATTACACAAAGCCAAATATGGAAATCATCCTCATCGGGACGGAGGGGTATCATTACCCAGCAGTGACGTATACAAGTAGGGAACTATTGCCTTTTCTGTCCTTGTATTCCGGTCATTCTACCTACGACGCATTGAAGGATCGTGATTTTATACATATCGATACTGCATGTCGCAACGCCGAACGATCATGGAAAGATCGACGCAGTCGTATAAAAAAGAAAACACAGGAATTTTTAGATAAAGGCAAGCGTTTTGGATCATAACATGTTTGTGTTCAAGTACCAGACTCGGGCTAAAATAATATTTTTTCTTTCTTACTCATTTCTGTCGGTGTAGCCATGGGAAATCTTTATGATTCAAGTACGTACCGAACTAAAACAAATAATAAAAAAAGATCCAAACTCATAGAATTTCAATAATTTGAATATTATTTAGACTCACTTCGGCGAAAATAATATTTTTTTTCTTTCTTACTCATAAATAAAACAATGTTTGACGGTAGATTCATATGCACATTGACAGCGCTTATTGTTGCTGTCGTCGCGATTTGTAATTTCAACCCTAGTAAAGGAGATGCTCCTGTCTTGGAAGGTCTTGGTATGCTTCCTAGTAGAGTTCTTCGTCCTTCTGTACTAGCTCGACACAATGGCAAGACTTCTGTTCTCCAGAATACGTATAGCTCTAAACTTTGGTCTAACTCCCCTGGATTGGCCACTGGGATTTCCAGCGCTCCTGGGATTTCGGGACCCAATTTCTTCCAGACCCCAGGTACTTTCCAGTCTAACCTTTCTCCTCGGTTCGCAAATACCCAATTTGGATCACAGATTCGTTACAACGCTCCTGCGTTCAAGAACATGGGGGTTCCTACTAGCCCCCTAGGTTATGGCAACATGGCCAAAGAGAACTACACAGAGGATTATGGATGCAGTAGCTGTGGAGGTGGGGCTGGGTGCTCCGCTTCTGGGTGTGCACATGGTAAATCTCCGAAGTCTTGCGCTGCTGGGTCTGCTCCTCCTGTCATGCAGGCAGACTACCTAAATGGTAACGCTCGTGAAGTCTTGTCTGAGGCTATCGATAGTCACCCCGCAAGTGAAGGTTTTACTGATACTCTCCCTATCGGAAACATGAGTACATTGAACAATATGGGTGAACAGCTTGATAATGTCATTGTATATGACCGTATGATGTTTGCCAATAGAAATAGCACTCTTAGATCTCAAGGCGATTGGATTCGAGGAGACCTCCCGATTGTTCCGAGCAGCACTGGATGGTTTCAGGTATCTGTGGACCCTGCTATTGATCTCAATCAGGGTGCCATGAACGTCCTCGGTGGTGTACAGAATGAGACCGCTGGCGCCCTTGCTAGCATCATCAACACTACTACAGGAATGTCCACCATCGGTGGTATCAATATGTCTCAACAAGAACTTGCATCTGTTGGTGCTAGTGGTAACGACTTGAACGTCACGGCCTTTCCTTAATTCGTCTAAAGGTTGACGTGACTATATTGTAGTATATTATATGGGATATGATCCCACAAGAATGCTGACACTCGGTGTGATGAGCTCGACTACCATTTATTTGGGAAAGTTAATAGAGTATATACAAGTGAAAACATTCTTTCAGAATATGTAAGCAATTTTGCTTACATATAATACACATTATGTCTTTTTCTTCAACATATTACTGATAGTATTTTTTACAGGTGATATCTTGGAAGAACAATGTTTGCAAGTTATCATCGTATGTTGTTTTGTCAAGAAAAATAGGAATATGACACTCAACGATATGAGAGTAAATATTGCTGCAGCTTTACAGGTGTCCATATCACAAGCTACCATGAATTCAAGCAACAAGAATAATGTAACAGCGAAAGCTACCAGTCTAATAGAAAATTCTAAATAATTCATACACTTTAAGATATAACAATATAATTATTGAGATCCTTGTACAGGAATCTCGCTAATTCTATAGATGTCTGTATCAACTAGTTCCATTTTATTTGCCACCAATAATGACAATGCTTCAAATGATTCATACTCGTCGCAAGGCTTCATATACTGGGTAAGAATACCATTTTTTTCTCGATAATTGGCTCGTTCAAGTAATTCCGTGACAGCATCTGCCTTATTAAAAAATACACCTAGAGCTTCTGAATATGATGGTTTATCTGTGTGAATGTATAATACAACGAATACCATTTATATTGGGTTTTTATTCATTTAAGTTATGTAACACCGGCTAGAGTACCATGTTTACAGTCACCGCATCCTCTACAGCAGTTATATGGGTATCTTACAGCGGCTGCTATAGAGAATGATCCAAGATTTTCTCTAAAATCCTCTTTAGTAGATTTGTTTACTTTGGGTGCACAGCCTGGATTTTGGGCAGGGCTTGTATACAAAATTGCGTTATACCCATCTAATTTAGAATAGGTTGATCTAGAGACTTTGATATTACTCATTTATATCAATGTCGGAATAAATTATTATGCAAAAAGGCTTTTCATTGTATCGAACTTTTTCTGTATGGCGTCGTATTTAGTTTTGAGTTCATCGTACTCTTTTTGCTTTGCAGCGAGTTTCTCTATGTGAGAAGACTCACACGCTTTATTCCACTTTACCAATTCGGACAGAAAAGATTTGGAGTAAGTATTATACTGGTCCACAACCTGATTGATATTAGATAAGGAAATTTCGGATGAAGAAACTGGTGACTCGCTACCTTCTTCTTCTTCTTCACCTTTTTCTTCTTCTTCTTCACCTTTTTCTTCTTCTTCTTCACCTTTTTCTTCTTCACCTTCTTCACCTTCTTCTTCTTTCTCGTCGTTTTGGGTTGTAACGTCTTCTATCAACGACTCGTCAGGTTTCATATTCCATTCCTCGCAAAGATCAAGGGTCTCTTGATCCAGAGGAATAAGATTATCATCGTCTTTGATATATCTCCCAATAACAAGACGTTCTTTCTTGGACTTATATACAAGGGTTGACTCTGGATGCCAAATAGTCTTGTACTTATTTAAGTTCTTTAGAACTTTCTTTTTACGGCGAGTGCTCATTTTTATTCTAAAAATAGGATGTTTTTAGATTGATCAATTTTATTTATTCATCATCTGAAGAAGACCCAAACTCTTCATAAGAGTAGTCTTTCTCTCGACGTGGAACGTTGGTTTTTCCATGTGATTTAACCATTGTCTTGTGGATATTGGGTGTAATATTAGACGCTGGTTTAGATTTGGGTTTTGGAGCCTTAAATCGAGTACCTCTGGTAGCACGCATAGTTTCTCTTTGCGACGCAATATACTGTTTGAGTATCAACTTCTCACTACGTCTTACTATTTTTTTCAAACGTGTTTTAAATTGGTCAGTAAGTTTATCTACTAAATTATCTATCTCATTGTCAATGTGAAAGGTGCTCATTATTTGTTGATGACCGAGTTTTCTCTTTATATCAGTTATTTGTCTTGTTAGTTATCACTGCTATACCTACTCCTACGAAGCCAATCACAGAAGCTATTCCTACAATGAAATACCATCTGTTTTCCACCGGGTCTGTCAGTATACCATCTTTAATTAACAAGTTTTTACGTCTCTTATACGCAAGAGAACTCATAATACCTATGATTATAGAAGTAAGTAACAATAACCCTACTGATGCTATAGCTAGAGGTGAATCTTTAATATTTCCTTTCAACTCAAAGTATGCCATAACGGCAATAGCTATTGACATAGTTGTCACCATCTGTCGCATCCAAGTGGCTGCATTATTCTCAAGTTCAATCTCTATTTGAATACGTCTCTCATTATCTTTTTCACTCATTTAGTCTAAGAATATATAATTCATTGTCTAACTTTTTTTACTGTACGTGCAAGTCTAACAATTGATATTAGTAGGTTAAACTCCCGCTTGGGTCATGTTAACGGTAGTTTTAAAAATGATTCTAAAAGATCAGTCTTTTAGAACTAAATAGTAACAAGAATGGCTACCAACACAAAAAAGAAACCTATTGATCATTGTCTTTTGCGCCCTGACATGTATGAAGGCTTAAGTACCAATGATAATCTTGAAAAAGATAAGTATACAATCTCTAATTTAAGAGAAGAGAATACTTATCTCTCCGAGAAGTTAACTACTCTTGAGAAAAAGTATGAAATTCTTAAGGAAGATACGGAAGATATTAAAAGGGCTATTGGATTGTAGTAATTTTTATTACACCCATCCAAGACCTCGTGGTACTCCGCCAATATCTTCGTATTCTCCCGGATGAGAAGGTCTTAAAGCCCCTATAGCCGCTTGATAATGATCGCTATTATTTTTTCTTATTACTAGATAAATAATTACCAGTACTAATAATAAGCCTACAGTAGAAAGGCCAAATATAAAGTCTTTACGCATCTTTATATTTCCTAAAGAAATAAAATAATATTAGGATTAGAACTCTATTTTTATTTTCGTTGATATATACTAAAATGTCTATAATATTTTATTCAATGGGTTCCAGATGCGGTTACTGTGTGAAAGCAGAAACTCTTCTGAAGTCACAAATCCAGAGCGGAGAAATAGTAAAGAAACCCGCGTCGGAAGCAGGAGAAAAATTTAACGGATTTCCGGCTTTCGAAAGCAAAAAGACCGGGAAAACCAGTATGGGTTGTCCAAAATCTTACGATCATCTAGCCAAGAAACTAGGACACACTGAACATTATCATGAAAAAGATCACCATAATCTCATTAATTCCAATACTGCGTCCCTTTTCAGTTGCGATCCTCCCCCTGTCGGAATGTCACCTACGACATGCTGCGAAGTAGGGGGGAGAACTGGTGGAATTGGGCAGTGCCCTTCTGGATGTGTTGATAATCAAGGCGGTGAATGTGTCCCGAGCGGGGGCGGGACCAATGTGAGAGGTCCGTATCCATGCCCGACAGACGGTAATGTTGTATGCAATGTAGGGGGTGTTTGTGAAGAGACTGGTCTTGAACGCGGTGAAAAAAACGTGTGTATTGGTGGATGTTGGAGTCCAATATCTGAAGATACTATTAAGGCTTGTAATAATTATGTAGGTGGAGGAGGTAATCTCGTGAAAGGCGAAGGCGAAGGCGAAAATAAGGGTAGTAAAAAGAAAAGACCATCCGCTATGGAAATTGTGATTATTGTAATGTCTCTATTGGGGTTGGTGGGAATTGTCGCGTACTTAGTAAAGAAAATTATACACAAGTGATCATATTGATATTATATATAGTATGATTAAAAAAAATCTTAATTTTTAACGATATTAAGATAAAGATAAATGAGCGGTTTAGGTAATAGTTCATTTAATATGCACATCGGTCGTACCGGGGCGGTTTCCACCCCTCGTAATGGGGTAAAAACTTTTACGAATCGTGTCAATATTGACGGTGGAGTTGGAACAGATTCTACAGGTATGCTAGTGGTGAAGCAAAATGGAGATAGCTTCGATAACGGAATCGCGTTGACAAGCAGCAACATCAACGATCATCGGTTATGGAAAAATAGAGCTGGTGTGCTGAATATCGGACCGTCGTCCAATGCAAATGCGTTTCAGCAGGATCTAAGCGGAAATATTATCATCGAGGGTAGCGTAGGTATCGGTACACCGACACCTGTAGCTCACGCCAAATTGCATGTCAATGGTACTTTGTTTGTTGGTGAAAACGTAGGGTCCGAAACTGGAAATACAGGCAGTTGTATTGATTTTGCAAGTCGCGACTCACTGGAATATGGTTCGTCTAATTATTCGTCTGCAATGATAGGGACGAGGACTCATCATGATACAGGTACGGGTGGCGCCGCTGTAGATAAAATGGAAATGGTATTCTTTATGGCGAATAATGCTGACAGTAGTTATGGACCAGATCAATTTAGTTTTATTGGATCGCAATTTAAGGTGCACACGTATAACTCAAGCACAACCCCGGGAACTGGGTTGTTTGGTAAAGCGGCGTTGGATGCGATTGGGGAAGATTTTGAAGACACCGTCTCAAAATTTATGGTCGACAGCAATGGCCGTGTCGGCATTGGAACAAATTCACCTCGCGCCGGACTTGAGGTAGTCACGGTTGTATCATCCACCAACAGTAGTGCGGATGGTTCCAAGGATTATGTAGCAGCGCGTTATACCGGCGGAACCAGACCCATGAGATTTGATAGTGTCACCGGTGAAATGTCGGTTGCAGGGACCGTCGACCTTTCAATTATCGGTAAAGGCATGATCTATGGAACTGTCTATATTGGTGCGAGCGACAAACGAATAAAGAAAAACATTATAGAAGCAGACGACGGTAAGGCTCTCCAAGTAGTTAGAGACATTCATTGTTGTTGGTATAATTATATAGACGAAATACAGAGAACATCCATTCGAACTATCGGGTTTATCGCACAAGATGTTGCAGAGCATCTACCAGAAGCAGTCCATAAAGTGACAGACTACATCCCAAATGTCATGAAAATGATTGATACAAGCTGGGTCGATAAAACCATGACTTCAGCTGATCTACCAGATGCCAGTGGGGTGAAATATAAATTTTACGTTAGCAATGACACCACAAGTAGACATGAGATTATGAAGGAAGTCGTTGGGAATGCAGATGGGAGTTTTACGTTTGATGCTTCCTATGCGCATGTCTTCTGTTACGGCAAGGAAGTACACGATTTTCACACGCTGGATAAACAGAAAATATTTGCAATGCACTTTTCTGCGACCCAAGAGGTGGATCGAATACAGCAAGCAGAAAAAATAAAATTATCGGCAGCAGAAGTAAAAATAGAAGCACTACAGGAGATGGTTCGGACGCTCACAGACCGGGTTGCGGCACTAGAGGCGTGATTTTATACAATTTCTTGTATAAAAATTGAGGAAAACCACAAAATGTAGTGGGGTATTTATAGCACCTCAGAAAGTACTATTAACAGAAATCCTAAGTTGTAAATGCTTAAATCATTTTATACCTGAAGTGGAGTATAAAATAGGATTGTGTGATAACTTGTTGGACACTTAAAGTACAGGAAAACCGAGGGCACCTCCGCTGATACGGATGATGTTGTTGTTAACGGCCGTGATAATGAACTCGTACGACTGCGCGTAGTTAGCACCAAACTTCCCAGCACCGGTACCACCGGCACCGACAACAGCGGCCGCCGAAGCCTCCGGGACGACAGAGACGTTGGTGAGCTTACCGTAGTTAGTGGATCCCATCGGGTCGAGGCAGATGAAGTCGAGCGAGTACGAGTACATGTGGAAGCCAGTGTCAAGCGGGATGACCGGGGCATGGAAGTACGGGTTGACAAGCGCGAAGTAGTCCGAACCCATCTGGGCGAGACGATTGGTGTTCTCGTAGATGAGCGAGGTCTGAAGGATCGGGTCAGCCGTTCCGGTCGGGGTGAAGTCGGTCACACCCGCAGCGGTCGTAATCGGGGAAGCGGTCATGTAGTTCGACCATTCAGCGCCGTGCGTTTTGTTACGAACCGAGAAGAAGAGAACCTTGATGGCGTGCGAGAAGCGAACGTCAAAGGACTGCTGCGCGTTGGTAGCCGGGGTGAAGGCCTGGCGAGGAGCAGTCTGTACCTGTTCGATAAGGATGTCACGCGGGGCGCAAGCCATGCGCTTACGCTCGTCGTTGGAGACAATAGCGTAATCAGCCCAGACCTGAGTAACGCCAAGAACGGGGGTTCCACCGACAAGATCGGTAAGAGGTGCGATAGGCTTGCGCTGTTCAACGAGGAGAGTAGAGTCTGACATGATAAGAAGATCACTCCAGTCGCGGAAGGCGAAGTTTACACGCATCTCGTTGTACGGGAGAGCCGCAGTCGGGAGGGCAACACCACTATCCCGACTGTAGAAGAACGGGAGCGGGAGGTTAAGAGTAAAGGACGGAATAGCTCCGGCCGTGCTACCCTGGGTCATGGCCGGGAAACTACCGATCATGTTGTTGTAGCCATTGCGCTTGCCGGCCGGGACAGTGAAGGCCGCCCAGAAGTCCAAATGGTAGTTATCGAACCGAGCAGCAACAAGGTCGTTAAACGTGATACAGCACTCACGAATGATGTTGTGCATGAAGTTACGAGTCCAACGAAGAGTATCGGAACCAGCGGCTTTAGCCGCAACTGTGAGGGCTACCGCCGGGGTCTGCAGACGAAGCCACGTGTGGAGCAAGTAGTCACCAGCACGAGAAATAGCGACCGCCCATTCCTGGTTAAAAGCCGGGTTGCCAGATGCGCGCGATAGAACAACGGGGACCTGAGTGAACCACGTGGACTTGCGCGTCTCACGAACGAAATATGCGGTAGCGTCGGGCCCACCATAGAGATACTTCTCGATCTCGTCGAAAGTCGCAAGATCAATGAAGCCGGATGTTACATTGGATGTACAAATAGATGCCATTTTTATTAATAGTACAATATTAATTTTTTAAATTAGAAAAAATATAGAGAAAACAAGTATAGACAATAATGATAATATTCTAAACTCGTCTATCGGCTGATTAAACTTCAATTGAAGGGAATGAACTAGAAGTTTGCATACGAAAGGGTAACAGTGTTACAGCGGGAGAGAAAGCTTTGGATAGACCTCGTAGTTGTATCTAGACATGTCTACATGCGAATACAGCGATATTAGAATAAATTAACAGTACTGTATTCATTCTGCTAAGAAATTACCCTGAGTTACTTAAACAAATCTTGGAGAGACACAAAGGACGATGTCTAACAAGAATATATTGACAATCGATACTAAGATTCGTCAACAATTTAAGGAAGAGTATTCTAAGCTTCCTGCATACAGGGCTAAACTAACAGACCTGAAAAAATCCTTAGAGTCTCAAACTTTATCCGGGAGGCTTCGTCGAAACTTAAAGAACGAGTATGAACGTCTTGGAGATCTGATTAAGAAAGCTGAAACTAAAGCAACTCTAAATTTTTATATCGCTGAAAGTGTTCACCTCATTGAGGAGTACAAGAATATACTGCGTGTACCTATTAAGATGAATTTCATGGGCAAACCTACAAAAGAAAATAAAGCAAAGAAACAACTCATTAAGAATTATTTGGATGTGGCACGTAAATACATAGATATCAATAAGACTGATGACACTAAGCAACATAACATAGTTTGTTGTAATTGCCGTAATAAAAGAGATTTCGATATCATTGATCGAAATACTTATATATGCATGAAATGTTTTGCCCAACAAACAGTGATGAAGCATAACTCTTCCTATAACGATATAGACAGAGTTAATATATCAAGTAAATATATGTATGATCGCAAGGTTCATTTTAGAGATTGTGTGAAGCAGTATCAAGGAAAACAGAACAGTACTATTCCTTCGGTAGTGTACACCGACCTTGAAGTTCAATTTGAGCGCCATCATCTATTGGAAGGTACAAAGAGCTCTCCTATAGATGTAAGGTTTCGTAATATCACGAAGAACCATATTCTAATGTTTTTGAAGGAACTTGGGTATTCTAATCATTATGAGAATGTACATCTCATTCATCAGACTTTAACCGGAAAGAAAGCAGATGATATCCACCATTTGGAAGATCAGCTATTGGATGATTTTGATGCACTCACCGAGCTATATGACCGTAAATTTAAACACATTAATCGTAAAAATTTTATCAATACCCAGTATGTTCTTTACCAGCTTCTGTTACGTCACAAACATCCATGTAAGAAAGAGGAGTTTATCATACTAAAAACTATAGATCGTAAACTTTTCCATGATGAAGTTTGTCAAGAACTTTTCAATCATCTGGGGTGGAACTCAACACCTTTCTATTAAAAATAAAAAATGATTTAGAAACACTTGATTAAACTTTAAGAAGAAACAATGTCAGAATTTAGATTCAGTATTGAAACTACATATGGTGGAGAAAATGGACAAACAACCACGGTTAGTCAAAGTTATGTTCTTGAAGATCCTTCGTATGATTTAGAAGAAATTACCAGTATTTTAGCTAGGGTTGATCCCATACCACCCCTGGATGCGTTCTTTTGGTTTGATGAAGCATTAACTATGGAACAACATATGTTAGATGGAGTATTAAGAGAGAGTAGATCAGACGGTGAACTGAAACGCGACAGTAAGAAACTAATCAAGGTTAAATTACGTAAATATCAGGAAAATGAAGAGAAAGATAACTCTTGTAGTATCTGCTCTGACAAGTTCAAACCAGGAAATGAAGTTGCGGTACTTTCATGCGACCACATCTTTCACCAGAATTGTATTCAGGAGTGGGGTCACTACAAAGCCGAATGCCCTCTCTGTAAAAAGAGTATCCCACTTGTAAAAGAAAATCTTAATAAGAATAAAGATGGTGTGGAAGAAACTAACAAAACTATGGGATGAGAGAGGATTTGAGATCTGTTTAGGACTCTGTGTTGCCTCTCTAATAATCTTCGCATTGTATAACAAACTTAAAGGAACTAAAGGCACATACTCCAAGTCCGGAAAATACTTTTTGCCTATATCTATCCCTATACGTGATGTTAAGAGGGTCAAGAAAGGAGCTCCAAGACAGAGCAAAGGAGCTCCAAGACAGAGCAAAGGAGAGGTCGAGTGCCGTAGAGTGCTTCAAAGTATCTTTGGAAAACCTTTTCTCTCTCAAAGACCCGATTTTTTACGCAATCCTGTAACCGGGGGGAACTTTAACTTAGAACTAGACTGTTATAATTCTGAACTAGGTTTGGCAATAGAGTATAATGGAGCACAGCACTATAAGTATATACCATACTTTCATCGAAATAAAGAACACTTTATGAATCAGAAGTACAGAGATGATATGAAAAAACGTATATGTAAACAACACCGTATAGTGTTAATTGAAGTACCTTACACTGTTAAACTGAAGAATATAAGGGAATTCCTGACAGAGAATCTACGTAAAAATGGTTACATTAAATAACAAATTATTTTAAACATTATATGTAAATGACTGATCCTAAGTTTTTAGAAACCGTAAAGTTCGAACTGTCAATTGCAAGCGACGTTATTCCTTTCTGTGTATACCACTGGGTAGATCCTAAAATGGGAGTCCATCGCGGGTATATATCTCATCCTTCAGTCATAAGAAGTAAAGATGATAAGTTTGAGTATACTTGTACACATCCCAATAAATTAAATCCTTACGGGAAATGGTCATTTGCATTTAGATTCTATGCTATTAATCCAATGGTAAGACCTATACCCAACGGTATGGGGTTATTCTGTGCAAAAAAGAGAACTACATTCCCATGGGATACTACCCAGGTTAAACTTGTATACGATCCTTACAATATCAGTGATGAATGCGTATACTTTATTGCTTACACTAAGCCGGTACCTTGGACTAGACCTCTTTACGTTCACATCCAAGGATCTGTCCATTCTCCTACTATGGTTTTCCCTTCTTGGGAACCTAATCCTCCTATCAAGAATATCAAAGGAAAGTATGTGAAGACTGAGACTAAATTTTTTTCCACTCAACCTGTATACAGTTGGGTGGGAGACCCGATTGAACAAACCATACAGGAAGATTCGGACATAGATTCAACAAGTTCCCACTTAGGTTGGCTTCAGGAGAGTATTTCCCCTATTTTTGTTCTATCGCCTCGGTTGTTTGGTGAAAATTATGAGGATATCAAGTTCCAATGTCATAATGCTGCTTGTTATCCTGTCAATCCTAATAACGATTATGTTGATAGAGTTTCGGTATCACACACTATGGGATTTCAAGATAGTCCCATGACTCTTTCAGAGTGTGTAATAAGTTGTAACCAAATCGTACCAGCAGAAGTCGGGGGTGGCCATTCATATGATATACTTACAATGATTTCCTCAAAGCTGGATGAATTGACCCAATCATCGCCATCGTTAGGGAAAAGAATATCTTCCGTAAGCTCACCTATTATAGTGATATCTATACTTGTAGCTATTTTATTAGTATCTCTCGCAGTTCTTGTATATTTCTCTATACGTAACAAATAAGTTTGTTTCCTGGTAAGGATACAAAATCTAAACACGTTTACGTAAACCCTTAGAACGGGTCCATCTTGGACGACTACTATTAAGAAGAGCAGGAGGAATTCCCGGATCTCTACGTTTGTTCTTCTTAAATTCTTTTTTATCTTCAGAAGAGTCAGATTCGGAGTCAGAATCAGAGTCAGAATCTGAGTCAGAGTCATCTTCCGAACTTTCATCGGTCAAATCTTCAGGATCCAGATCTTCATCGTCGATGTAATCTTCAATCTGCCCATAACCTAGAAGGTCAAAAGCCCTCTCCATTTTACGCGTATCGTCATCCTTCTTCTTTAACCCTAAATGAATATCTAGCAACTTTCCGTCAAATTTACGATGAAAAGAATACGAATTAAGCTCAAGTTTAGTCATCTGCTTAGCAGTGTTAGCAGATACCAAATGTTCTAAGTCTAAATCAAAAGTACTCAGATCATCCACAATGCACCACTCAACCTTCTCCAGCTGATTCTGTAGATGACGCAGCGCAGACCAGTTACCTTCTGTTCTAATAAAGTAGTACCAACTCTCGTATTCTTTCTCACTTGTTTCCATTAGTACTGCATATTGCCCGGACATGACATGAGAAGGATCAGGAGACCGTGGTGGATCGGAATTGTATTTTGTTCTACTGGTAGAATTTTCATGACTGTTTTTTGTATCGTCACTTGTTGACATTTTTGATCCTTACCAACCCAACTTTTAAACTATAATATTATGCCTTTATCTGTTTATCTTTCCAATCTTTGAACTCGGTGATAGATATTTTTCCGTCATTGTTAGAGTCAATCTCCTCAAATTCTTCCTTTATATCTCTAGGTAGAGAACTATCATCCATATTCAGAGTTTTCACCGGGTCATCTTCAGTATTAGTGATATTTAAACTACGAATAAATTCAATATCGGATACGGTCAATTTTACTCGTCCTGTATGAATTGCAGCCAAGTAAGCTTTATGCAATAAAGACACAATATGCTGTTCTACAAAATATTGAAGAGTCAAAAATACATTTTTACTAACTTTTATACTATCGCTATTTCCGATGACTTTTTGGATAACCGATCTAGTGTATTTCTCAAAAGGAGATTTAGCCAATGTTAGACAATTGCTACTCTTCTGGAATCGTCGGATTTCCCTAATCGATACAGTTCCCGGTCGATATCGATGAGAGCGCTTACCTTCTGATTTCTTATTCTTGCGTCTTCGTGTTCTTTTCACTAAGAGATTGGGGTGTATGTATGGTACAACTCCGCCGCCTAAAAAGCTAAATTTATTTTTTTCAAAGAAATTGTTTATCTCGTTGTCGGTGCGAACTCCCATCTCAAGGTCCCTAATAGTAATTCGAACCCTCTTTTTCTGCTTGGCTAGGACTGACGCATTCTCAAGTATCTCTCCGGCAAAATACTCCATCGCTGCAGCGAGGGCTACAGGTGCTCCATTGCTTATCATGGTTCTGGAATACCCAAAATTTCGTAGATACTTTTCTGCCACTGATGGAGGAAAAATTATACCTGCACGTTCCTGTCTGGTGATACCCTTTGTAGAAACATCATCGTTATAGTTCTCTACTGCTTGCTTGCACATTGCCGTCATACCTTTCCCTAGATCTCCTAAAAACATAACATTAAGAGCGTTAATTACTTCTTTCTCGGATGTTGTTTTTTTCCGGACCATTTCAGTAAGCTGGTTAACTTTAGTGCTTATTAGTTTGGTAGTAGAACACAGAATACTATTAAGTTGTTGTTTAGAATTAGAGGTGATCCCGTTCTCACTAGAGACCTGTTTAAGTAATTTTGTGAGATAGATTTCATAAAAACGTGTCCTCTTCTTCTTGTTATTGTTATTCAGCTTCTGGTTAGTTCCATTCATCAGTTTATTGGTGTTAGTACTCCTTTTTAAGTCACCTTAGTGCAAAGCTTAGCTTAAAGCCGTCTATTGTAGTTCTAAAAATGGAACATATCACTAAACCATCGATTATTCGACTCGCCAGGAGAGCAGGAGTTAAAAGCATCTCGGAGGAGTGTTACCCAGTTATACACGATACTATTGGCTCAACGATTGAAGATATTGTAAGAGTAGCTCTAATTGTTAACTCGGCAAGATCCACAAAAACTCTTATGGTAGAAGATATTCACGATGCTCTAAGCCTGGAAGGATATAATGTCGCTCAATCTACAGATCTCGGAACAGGGTCGTGTGTTAGATGATAAATAACTTTTATAAAAACAATTATCTAACAATAAATATGTTAAAGTGTTATTCATGTCCCTACGCGAGATGTTCTTTTGGATGTCGTACTAAAAGTCACCATCGTGCTCGGTACGCGAAGTTACGTCGAACAAGCCCTAAACACAAGAGGAAGTCTCCAAAACTAAGTAATAAGATTAACTACCAAGTCCTAGCCAAGCTAGGACTAGCTTAAAGATTACAATAGGTTATCATAAATGAGCGAAACCGTTACCAGAAAGAAATATGAAACTATCAAACGTAAAGCTGAACAATGGAGAGATAAAGCTCTTGAGGCATTTGAAGAGGTTCAAGAGCTACGTGAAGAGCTACGTGAAGAGCTAGAACGTTTTCCAGATGATAACTCTGAAACTGTGCATAAAGTTATTATGGAACGAGATAAGCTCCTAAAAGAACTAAACACCCTTCAAAAACGTATGGGAGACGAAGTATTCAAACAAGAGCGAGAAATGATAAGGAAGAACGGAGAGATAGATAGACTTAAGATGTCTCTTAGTGACTACAAAGACAGATACCAAGAGATTCGAGAAGATAATAAGGAATTACGTAAGAGTGTAAGAGTTGTGGGACGTGTCTAGTCATTTTGTATAACCATATGGTTATATAAGAAACTACTATTAAACAATTTGCACCACTAATACTATAATTATAGCAGCAAGTAGGACAAGGAAAAGTATAAATGACCAATTAGGATTACCATCGGCTTTTGTAAAGCGAAATAACTGTTTCCAATCAGATCCGTCAGTGCGGTCGAATCCATAGTTAACAGGTGAACTTCTTTTCCCTTTACCAGGTTTTGATTTAAACCCGTCAGGTAGATCTCCGGGTAAAAAAGTTACGACACCACCAGCCAATGCTTTTTGCCCTCGTTGTTCTACTATAGCTGGTACTGCCAGATGACATGGATCTTTCTCGATAATAGCATATTTAAAATATCCTTGCCCGCCTCCTTGATTAACACCCCAACTATTACGAACTTCCCAAAATTCTTGGCCATTCTTAGTTCCCCATCCGGTGATCACCACCGCGTGACCACCATCTAAGTCTTTTTCACTATATGATTGTTTAGGAGTGTAAACACCTAAATCTTCCCAATTCTTCGCATTTTCTACCTGAGTGTTATAATAGGAGTCACTAGATGACTGAAAATCGGAATACTCCTGAAAGGTAGCCGGCACTGGGCCATATTTAACAATCTCGTTCTTTATCATTAAGTGTGTTTGTTTTTCGTCTATGTTTCCCTTAGAATCACATGCGATTACCATCTTAGTAGAGCCTGGGACTATCTTGAATGCCATATTTTGTTCGGAAGAATCACAACAAGGTTGTGGGTTACTCATTAGAGCATTATTATTAGTTCTTGATGGAGTACATACATAGATACTAAAAGGATAACATGAATTGAGCCTGGCTCCGATCTCTCGGAATCCACACGCGGCTTGTGCAAGAGATCCTCCAAATTTACATTGACACTTAGCTGAAGGCCCGTTATGTCGCGGTCCTATTGCCATGACAGTCCATGCAGCAGATAAGTCCGGGGCCTCTATTCCGTCGGGAAAGTCCCCTTCTCGTGTCAGAGTTCCATCGCTAGAATAAGTGGATGTACCCTTAATCCCATAACGATCAGCTAATGCACTAGTCGATGCCACAGCCCAACAACATCCACACCCACACTGGTCAGATACAGCACTTATCTTGTTTGTCTGTTTGACTGGATTACCGGGGTTCCCCCAGCTCCAACTTGATGGTAAAGACTTCAAATTCCCAAGTGATGGTTTCATTGCAGCCAATTTTTGATCTTTGGGTAAAAAATTTATAGAAGTATAGATATTTGCCATACTTGGTCCTCTTTCACCTTTGATGGAAACCGCTCGCATAGCTGCTTGTTCATTTGATAGATCATTGCAGCTCACCTGCTCAGCGGCTCCGTTGTTACACTCGCATGATGTACCGGAACAATATCCAAATGTTGGTGGGCATGGCCCAGTGGCTATATTACTACAAGATTGTTTGGTAGAACTTTGCATACTCTTTATCTATTATGAGATTAATTTAAGATTAATCTTGCATCTATTCGAATGGCGATTTTTTTACTAAAATTATAAACAATTTATTATTTCAAATAATAAATTCGTATTTTAACCTCTTTCCACCCTATTATAATTAATATTTGTTAATTAGAACGTAGAACCCACTCGATGTAGTTTGTAATATTTTCTATGTCCAGATACTCGCACAATGGATACGAAGTATTGTTTGTATAATCAAATAAAGCCTCTCTAATGTCATAGGATAATTCTACGATCTTTTTATCATCGTCCTTGTCGTCTTCATATATATCGTAATCATATTCTCGGTCTAATTCATTATTGTATTGTTTTTTAACATCGTTAAATACCTGCTTTCGGGCCGCATTTAGTAACCTCTTTGCTTTTCCCATCCTTTATCATCATCACACAGCTCCTTAGACGTGATTTCATCGTCTCTTTCGTCGATATGGGGAGTTATATACTGTGATGAACAATGGTGAATGAGCTTGTTGAAAGCTCTGTAGTATTTGGGGTCATCCCAGTTAATTTTGGCCTTCGGATATCTTCCCTCTACCATCAATCCAACAATTTTATACATGTCATGGAGCTGGGGGTTATATGCATAACTCCATGACTCTCGATTACTTTTATCTGGGGTAGGATATGGGACGCGGTTAAGTCTCTCACATTCCTTGTATTCACTGCGGTAAATCCTTGGAATTGGAATGTTTGGGGAACACAAGTCATCATGGGGTCTAGGAAGGTTTTTAACATATTTTTCGGTAACAATTCTTTTATGCATCGCTTGCTATCAGTGTTTATTTTTTTAAGCTTCGGTATCAATAAGATCATTGAGTTCCTCTGCTAATTCAGCGTCTAGATCAGATTCGGAATCGTAATCAGAATCAGAATCAGAATCCTCTTTCTGAGCGAAATGGACACGAATAGGTTGAGTTTCTTTAACCAGTACAGGTTTGGATACCTTTTTTAGAGATGCTGTTTTCAACTTATTATTTGGACGAGTTGACACAACATTCTGCTGGATAACTTGCTGTTGTTTACCGATGTGATCCACAACTTGTTTAATTATCCGGTCATGTTTCTGCAACAGGTCCTCTTGTTCTTCCACACGCTGTGCAAGGTCTTCAATATGCGCCATTAGCTTTTTATTCTTCTGGTTGAAGTAAAAAGTAAGACCTACAAGAACTACAACCTCTGAGATAATATGGACCATCATTTGCTTATTGTCCGTGAAAAGTTTTGACATTTATTGTAAGCCAACCTATCGTTTTAAGCTAGAATGGGGAAAAGCTATCTAAAACACTGTTGACTAAGATCAAAATGTTTGCAATGCACCGACCAGGATATAGCGTCCAACGCTCTACTATCGTTGCTCCTAGAGTTTTAACTAAACCAGGAGTTATGACAGAAGGAGGGGCTAAGATTACACTTAGTAACACTGAGTCCCTAGTAGTAAATGAAGAAAGTCCTTTGTTAGTTGCCGAAAAAGGAGATAAGGGAGACCAAGGAGATAAGGGAGACCAAGGAGATAAGGGAGACCAAGGAGATAAGGGAGACCAAGGAGATAAGGGAGACCAAGGAAATAAGGGAGACCAAGGAGATAAGGGAGACCAAGGAGAGAAGGGAGACCAAGGAAATAAGGGAGACCAAGGAGAGAAGGGAGACCAAGGAGAAAAAGTTATATCTTGGGTCAAAGAAGTTGATCTGCATAGTGATGAAGTAACCACTCTTATTATTTTCCCACACCAAAACATTGATTATAATCTTAGTCGACTTGATATTGTAGTTAAAGGTAAAGGGACAGCGGCCTTCAACCTAGTTGATACACAGACAAAAGATAAACTTGCAAGTGTTAATAGCGAACTCACAGATGAATATACGGTAATTTCTTGTGAAGATCTTACCGCGCCGACATCCACTCCGGCCATTCTTTCTTTGGAAGCAACAACAGGGGACCATGAAGTTCCGATTACGTTCCTTTCTCTTGTTGTAACAATGACTCAGCGATAAATTTTTTTTTAATCTATGATAGATTAAAATTAACGGAACTAGTTTTATCATGCGGAACTAAGAAGTCCAAGACAAGAAAGAACTTCACGTTGTACAGCAGACATCCCAACTATATTGGTGTCACCTTTATTCTGTATCTGCCTCAATATATCCTCGATGGATACCACAGGATCTCCTTCGCGAGGTTTTGGACGAGACGGGCGCGGAGGCGGAGGCGGTAGGTCCATGTATTTCTTTTCACAAAAATCTTTATCACTACATTCCCAATCATCACCACATACGTTACATTCCTCATCGGACTTACATTCCTCATTTTTATTTTCACAGTCTATAGGGCTTACTCCAAAATCTGGAAAACGGTTGCTGTCTTCTTTCTCCTTCTTCTCAGCCTCTATTTCGGCTGTGATACTTTGGATCGTGAAGCTGTCATCATCTTCTTCACCGGCCTCCCTTTGGAGGCGAGAGAAGTCGCCATCAAAGGGTACGTCATCTTTTTCTTCTTCTTTTTCTTCTTCTTTTTCTTCTTCTTTTGCTTCTCCCAATTTCTTTCGAAGCTTTTCCAGAGCTTTTACCGTCCCAATTATTTTGCGGCCACCCCATACCATTTGTTGAAGCCTATTACGCTTAGCGGCTATAGCTGGGGGCAGGCAGAGCTTAGCTTTAGCGTCACATACTAGTTCTCCGTCACAGAATTGACGTTTCTCTGGGTCACAACGAGGAGCTGTGTTCGGATCCTCACCGAGGACACATAGATAGTCAATAAGACCTTCTTTTTTCACTGGTCTTCCTTCTTTGACATGCTGGGAGAGCAGGGATCGCAACTCTTTAGCCTTCATTCTAATAAGAGCTTCTCTATTCCCACCGAAGCATGGCACCTCAACTTCGTCCTCAGCCTCCTTCTCATCCTCTAGTTCAGCCTCCTTCTCATCCTCTAGTTCAGCCTCCTTCTCATCCTCTAGTTCAGCCTCCTTCTCATCCTCTAGTTCTTTTGATTCGCGATCACGTTCGTCTCTTCTCAATGCTTTTGCGATATCATTACATAGAGTTTTTCGCGTTTTACCTTTAGGATCCACACCACAAGACAGTGCTAGTTCTCTAATATCTTTCACTGTGTATCCACTTTCCCGCTTAGTACTGCATCCATCAGGGAGGTGGCATCCTTTCGACAATTTCTTCTTGGGTTTAGAACCTTCATTTAAATTTGTAAGTATATGCTTAACCAAATTACGTTTGTTCAGTTTCGAATAACCAACAATGTAGTTATCCCTACAGAATTGCTTAAGTTCTGGCATTTTCATTTTCATAAGATCTTGCTGCGATAAACCTTTCTTTGAATCCATTTTTATCTAATACAATACTTTTTAAAACTTTTTATTGATTCTATATTCATTAATATAGAACTGTGTTGAATCATTTTACACTCTGATTCTGAAGGATTTTGAATAATCTTTGATGCGATCTTTTGATTTCCCCTTTTGGTTGCTAACAACTCGACAACCTTTATTTGTAAAATCAATATTTTTATGTGTATGCCCGCAAATCCATAATTTCATGTCTTTCCCAACCAACATATAATCTAGATCAGTAGCATAGAGAGAATCAAATTGTTTTCTCTTTTTGGCACCAATTAAAGCACGATATGACGGAGGGTGATGTGTTACTACCACCATATCATACTTTTCCTTCTTACAGTATCGCACCATTTTTTTAATATAATGTAAATCTTCTTTGTGTCTATTAGTGTAAGCGGGTGTATTTAATCCAGGCACTCTCACAATAAAAGGAGGAACTGTGCATTTAGGATTAGACCATAGTGTACACCCCACTATGCATAGATTCTTAATACGTACGCTACTACGATTAAGGACATGTAGATTTGAAATAGAATGATCCAGAGATTCTAACCGTTTCTCTAACGCCTTATAACTCAATTGTTGATAAGAGGGCATCGTGTAGAACTCATGATTACCCGGTATATACAAAATTACTTGGAATAAATAACTGAGTTTTCTTAAGAATCCTTGTAATTGTTCGAACTTATATAGAGATCCGATATCTCCTGCCAAAATTAATACATCCGCCACAGGGCAGATATATTCTTTAGGTTCAGGTGTATCATCGCGTCTGTGTTCGATATGTAAATCTGAAGCGATTTGTAGAGTTGTCATGTACTGCACTTATTACTTTCATGAGTAGACTTTTTTTCATTTTTATTATTATTACATATTAGGGATATCACCAAGGTCTACCGTAGGACCTCTCATTTTTCTCTTACGAGTGGTTGTTCCTGTTTGAGTACTAGGACGGTTCATACTGTTGATCATTCCCATCAGATTTGCTCCTGTTTTCTTCATCATCATCTTTGAGACCACAAAGAAAGCAGCGTTCATGATGATCATAAAGAGAAGACGCAATTCTACTGGCCAAGAAGATCCACTAGGAACATAGCTTTTCTCTCCTAATTCAATAAGCAGTTTTTCGTACGAGTGCATGGAAATGATCTGTTGCTGTGTGAAGCCTTGCATATCAAAACCAAGGAAATTTCCAAGAATGAACTCTACCCCCATGAATCCATATACCAAGTAAGTTTTGTAACTTTCTACTGACGAGTCTAATGATAGGCGCCTGACACAACCACCGTATGACTTCTCCATGGTACCTAGATCTGTATGCACTGTATAGTCAGGAATATTAGATGCAGGATAAGACTTTTTCAGTAATTCAAACTTAAATAATATCTCTCTTTTAGCATCTTCTTGTTCTTGTTCGTTTCCATTTACTCGGTTAAGGTCTCTCATTGTTGGTCTAGGAACATACCCACCTCTTGCCTCTAGCTCTGCTAATGTTGGCGCAGGTGCTACACTTGGTGCTACACTATGACCTCGTTGATCTCTATGGCGACTGTATTTGTCAGCCCTCTCATTCTTAGATTTTGACACCGAACTAAAGCTCGTGTCGGGACTCCACCCCGATGCCTCAGAATTATCATCACCCAAAAGTTTTTTGAGTTTATAAGAAAGATTTGAACCATCAGACTCATTTCCGTCGTTCGATGGTTCAGAACCTGACTTTTCATCGATGGAAAGTCCACTAACGGAAGAAGCAATGCTTCCGCGGGACGATTCAGGGGAAACAGATTTCTCATCATCACTAAGTAGCTTGTCCAAACGATTTGAAAAATTTTGTTTAGGGGTTATCAGTTTCTCATGTGACGTTTTTACCTGATCAATTGAAGGAGCGGGCTGTTTTGTAGGTACATACTCACTGTTAATTAAATCTTGACGAATCTTATCTTTATTTTCCATGAGCTCAAGATAAAGGCGAGGGAGCTTTGGAAACACTTGTGGTTGATCTAATGGAGCCCTGCGCAACGGGACTTTAACCACCCGAACTTTTTGTCTCTTTTGTGGCATTTTTACATTGAACCACGACCACTTTAAATGTGTATAAGCTAACAAAGTTAAAAAGAACTAAAGAAATGTTGATTATTAACCAATAATTTATCTCCATTAAATTATTGTTATTGTTCACAATAAAAATAAATAGGATCTTTATAGGTATTTGAACCAATATTACCGTTAGTTAGTACATGAATATTTCTGAGAATTTAACATCTTTAAGATAAAATTGAAATGTTCTTGGAAAAATGTCAAAAAACTTTTAGAAAAATGTCAATACAACTCTGTAATGTACGTTGGGAAGTGGGAGCACACTTGCCTTTCTGTAAGGAAATAAACGCCTCTCTATTAGAAGCTATACACAAAGGAATGTATACTATGCAAGTTTTCATGGGAAACCCTAAGTCTTTTACACGTCAACATATACGCGATGAAGATATAAAAATATGTAAAGATTTACTAAAGAGATATCCTACACATATATTTACACATTTTCCTTATATTGCCAACTTGGCCGGGAAATCTAAGAAAGGTGGATTAGCTTGGACTGGTAACTTGCCAGTGGACAACTCGCTCAAAATAACTCTGAAAAATCTTGAATACGAGCTTTCTGTGGTTGCTAAAATAGGAAAGGGTGTCGTTATACACCCAGGATCTTTCCCTGACCGTTATCTAGGTCATCAAACTGTAGCTAAGACTATCAACCGTATACGGTTCACCGAAGGAGGTATGTTGCTCCTGGAGAACTGCGCAGGAGAAGGAAATAAATTATGCCGAACTTTCAAAGAAATTAAGATGGTGATGGATCTTGTCGATAAAGAACTTCGTAAACATGTAGGTGTATGTGTGGACACAGCTCATATTTGGGGTCAAGGCGACTATGACTTGAGAAAAGTTGAAGAAGTAAAAAGACTTTTTCTTGAATTTGACAAAGAAATTGGTATAGAGAAATTTAAATTGTTACATCTTAATGATAGTAGTGTGGGATTGTGTAGTAAAAAAGATCGTCACGCGCATATCGCCAGAGGAGAGATATGGAGTGAAGATCGCAGTTCTTTGGTATATCTATTAGATCAGTGTAGTAAGTACAATATACCAATAGTATTAGAAACTGGGGGCCCGTGTATGCTAACTTTGTCACAATTGAAATAAATATAATTAGATAAATTATAATTCTACACTAGAATTATAACGATATTAGCTCTAACGACCCAACTTGCTATAACAATTTTGTAAATCTCGCTGATAGAAATTAAGTGATTATGCACATGTCTTCCGTACGTTCGTTAATACGTTCGTTGGTGTCAGGATACCCCAGATGACCTGTGTATACTGGTTTACCGTTTACCCACTTCTCATACAAATTTTCATCATCTTCCTCAGTATCACTGTCCAATTCCATAGGTGGAAACCACGGTTCGCAAGCCATACTGCACGGTCTGCTACTATCAGAAAACTTTAAGCATCCCGGGCAACGTGAACAAGTACAATAATTGGGAAGTTGTATACTGTATGGATCAAACACTGGTAAAGAACACTTTGGGCATGTTGGAGATGTATATCTTTTCCAAGCTCGCTGTATACGAGTAGCTGATTTATGATGTAACATAAGATTTTTGTAAGGGTGTTCGTACTTGTGTATTATTATCAACGTTATTCTAACGATAAAATAAATTTGAAATGGTTTAAGAACACAAAGAACTAGAGTAAATACACTCGAAATGTCAACAATTGCAGAATCAAAGGATATCAAGGCCGAAGAGCCTACTAGGGTTTCCGAACAGCAAGTGGTTACCCCCACAAAGAATACCCCTCCGAATACAATTTTGGATACAAAGGTCTCAGAATCCGAGTTTAACCGTGATAATATTGATGCTCTTGGAAACAGTATTAGAATTACAGATAAAGATGAAGCTGCTGGTCTAGAGCTTCTATGTTATGTGCGATGTGGTCCTAACGACAACCCACTGCTTCAGCAATGTCGTGGGGTCGTCTTCCACGATAAGAAGATAGTTATGCACGCTTTCCCATACACAGTTGAGTACTCAGAAGGGGATCAGGAACAGATAAAGAAGAATATCGAACCTGTCTTTGACCAGTGTTCTTTCTTTGATTCCTACGAAGGAGCCTTGATTAGAGTTTTTCATTTCTCTGGTCGGTGGTATACCTCTACACATCGCAAACTTAATGCTTTCAGAAGTAAGTGGGCTTCTCGCGAGTCATTTGGTACATGTTTCAAAAGAGCTCTTGAGGCTGAACTCAATACCAACGAGAAACTTAAGAAAGCTGTCCCAGAAGGTGATGAGGGTCTTCTTGAACGATTTCAAAGTACTCTAAATAAGGATAATCAGTATATGTTCTTGGTCAGACATACTGAGGAAAATCGCATTGTTAGCGCATCCCCAGAAAGACCCACTCTTTTTCACGTCGGAACTTTCATCAAAGGAGAGCTCTCTTTGGAGGATGACATCAATATTCCTTATCCTAAAAAACAATCTTTCAAGAACATGGAGGATCTTATCGGATACGTAAAAGATGTAGATATTAGAGAACTCCAAGGGGTTATCTGTTTTGCTCCAAATAATAAACAGTACAAACTTATCCATCACAACTACCAGGACCTTTTTCGAGCTAGAGGCAACGAACCAAGTGTTAAATTTCGCTACCTCCAAGTTCGAATGAATAGGCGTCTTACAGACATGCTCTACCATCTATACCCCAAATGGGAGGCCCGATTTGATGAGATAGAGAATACTCTATACGATATTGCCACAAGCATCTATACATCGTATGTTCAGAGATTTATTAAGAAGAGATTTGTTACAGTCCCAACAGAAGAGTTCGTTGTGGTCAGGGAATGTCATAAATGGCATGAAAACGATCGTACTAATAACCGTATCAGCGTTGACAAGGTTATCGAAGTTCTCAACCAGCAAACTCCTACATCACTCAATCGTATGATCCGCCGCTTCAGGAACGAGAAGAATGATCAGAAACAAAATAAGAACATTGTTAAACAACGAATTCGCTCTAATACTATCTCTTCTATTAACAGTCCGTCACTCTCAGCAACGGTAGGATCACCACCTGTGCGTTCTCCTCTACTACTTAGTCAGAACCGTAAACGTAATCCAATGCTTCCTCCAAGCACAAGTTTGGGACCTAGCGCTCTCCCAGTCAGAAATGCATCTCCCTAACCTCTTTAAAAAATTTTAATCTTAATACTTAATAAGTATTAAAATATAGCCAATAAATTAACCAATTATGTTTATATGTACTTTAGTATGAATCTAACGTCTTACAGCGTTATTCCTTTACGCTTAGAAGCAATAGCTTTTTTCACCAATATTACAACTTTTGCAGGTTCTATATAAGTATTCCAGTCCAGTCTCAGGACAGGAATCCTACCCTCTACATCTTTCAACCACTCTTCGTAACCTTGTTTAAGTTTTACTAAATAGTCAAGAGTTAGACCAGTCTCACATGATCTTGACCTCTTCTTAACTCTGCGTAAAGCCTCTGATGGTTCCACATCCAAATAAATTATCAAGTCAGGACGATGTAAGAAGTTTGTCATGTTATTAAATAGTTGTATATAAGTGCTAAAGTCCAAATCCTCCATCAATCCTCCATCGTGAAGCATCTTTGCAAAAATTACGTCCTCGTAAATAGTACGATCCTGGACCATGCTTTTGTCAGACCATACCATCTGTTGATGTTGACGAAATCGGTGATTAAGAAGATATACCTGCATGGGGAAAGAGTATTTTTTCATGTCCTTATAGAACTTGGGTAGATAATCATTCGACTCAACAGGTTCTTTAACAACGTCCCAATGCATGAGTTTTCCTAAAGATTCCGTTAAAGTAGACTTTCCTACTCCAATAATTCCACTGATACCCACCAATATATTAGGCGAACCAAATGTTGTTGTATAAGAATTGCTAGACATGTTTTAATTATAATAGTCTGATGATGAAAGTATAAATCAATTCTATTATAAATGAAAAAAACCATAGCTGGAATAGTCAGTGCTTTATCAAACCAACCTTGAATTAAGTTTCATCTATTTAAGGATTTTTATATTGCATAGAAACAAGTAAAACATGTCCGACGACAAAAGCACTATTAATGTCAGAGTATCTACAGATAACTCTTCAGATTTGCTACTCGACAATAAGGATGTGATGTGTCCAGTTTGTAAAGAGGTGTTTGTTCTTCCTCGTACATATGATTGTGGTCACACTATATGTGAGCTATGCATGTACGAAATGGATAGACGAGACATAACTGACGATACTCATACCGCTGAAGTTCACCATTGCCCTATTTGTCGCCATGCTACTCTTAAGAGCTGGCATAATCGACCTCACTCAGTTCTGATAGAAAAAATAGCATCAGCACACCCTGATTACCTTACGCGGAAACGTGAGGTACTAGAAACCAAATCAAAAAGAGAAGGGAGTATAAGACTCATCCCCCGGAATATAGACTTGACTGACATATCCCATACATCCAGACTTAAACTTGCTCTATCTCTGTATGAGGTATTATTGGAGCGCCTATACAAAGCGTCACTACGAGGTCTTAGTTATATGATAATTAAGGAGAAGTCAATAGTAACTGATATAGAGAAAGTTATTGATCTTCTCTCTGTTCAACTCTTTTCCCGTCATAATATTTATAAAATAATGGTCACGAGGGGGGAATGTACAATCTATATACACAAGGACGCATTCTCATGGCGTCGTACTTACGAGAATTCTAATTGGGAAAATCCAGGGCTAAATATTGAGGATGATTTCCCGAGCAGCCCAGTAAGAAACTCGTCATTATCTGGGGTTCTTAGCTCCTTACTAATAAATGTTCCTAATAATAGTCATTCTTCTTCTTCTTCATCATCATCTTCATCTTCTTCTTCTTCGCGTATTCCTCCAACCCCTGGAATGTTTTTGAGGCGCATAGGTAGATAAGTAGAATATCTACCAGTTTAATTTAGTGCTCCCAACAGACTTTATCATATAATATTGACCGTTCCAAAACGAGAGTAATGCTAGAGATAATGGCACTATTGTGTCAGACCATACACTCTCAAATATTATCGGCAAGACCAGAAACGATGCAAAAAGACACCCGGGGCTTCTAATCCATACATTAATCCATGCATTGCACACTCTCTCGTTGTCACGAGCGATCCATCCCATTTTAACTCCCCAAAGAAGAAAATAATCAATCATACCCGGGTAACCCGTTAAGAAACATAAAGCTACTATGCTAGCACGGGTAGGATAGTATAAAGTAAGAGGCGTTGATATTCCCACCATTACCCCATGGTGAATACATTCATCTCTTGATAATTTATTCCAGAAGAAGATTATGTGGTATAAATGAACAATAAGCGCTACCATGAAAGTAGCGAAAGATAGATCAGTCCAACTATCGAGCGCACAGGAGTTTGTGTATTTAGCACAATACAAAAGATCTTTGCTACCTAATAGAGAAACCATGCTATTTGCCACTGCATGAATAAAAAACCAACGCGCATTATGGGGGATCACCGCTTCTCCGGGACCAATGTGAACATATAGATACTGTGAAACTAGATCAGCAACATATAAAAAAGAAGTAATGGCTCCAACCATTAGAAAAGTGTTCATTTTAATTATTGTCAATAAATCTAAAGTTGAAAAAAACGAACTTTACAAATAGTGTAATAAAATGCCAGTAACAATTTTATTCATCGGAGACCCGCATATACAAGTCAGTAATATACCAGAGATTGAAATTTTTATGGAACGTATGATCAATTTGGCAACTGAACGTGAGCCAGACCTGATCGTCATTGCTGGGGATCTACTCCATAACCATGAGAGGCTGCATACTCTTGCTCTAAATAAAGCATACGAGATGGTTAATGATATGCGTCTCATAGCGAAGACTTATGTCCTAGTAGGAAATCATGACTATTGTAATAATCAGCAATTTCTAACAAAAAATCATTGGTTAAATGGTATGAAAGAATGGAAGAATACTATAATAGTGGATAAAGTAATGAGCGAAACCATTCGCGATGAAAAGTTTGTATTTGTTCCTTATGTACCCCCAGGACGATTTGAAGAGGCTCTCAATACCTTTTATGAAGAATGGCGCGACGCTTCTTGTATTTTTGCCCATCAAGAGTTTGCAGGATGTAAAATGGGGGCCATTGTTTCAGTGGAAGGAGACAAGTGGTCTCTGGATAACCCACCCGTCGTCTCAGGGCACATTCACTCTAGGCAAAGCCCTCAGCCTAATATTTACTATAGTGGTTCTGCATTGCAGCATGCTTTCGGCGAGAGCGAGAAAAACATTATTGCATGCTTTACTTTCGATGAAGGTACTTACGTTAATGACGAAGTTAATCTTCGACTTCCAAGAAAGAAAATTATATACATGGATGTAGAAGATATGGAGTCCTACACCACCCCTGATACTCAAGATAAAATAAAGGTAACCATCACGGGAAGTTATGAACAATTTAAAGCTCTTAAACGCACCAAAAAGTATAAAGATATGATGAAAGAAGGAACGAAGGTCGTATTCAAACCAAAGAAGTTAGTTCCGGAGGAACTCGCAAAGGAGAGTTCCAAAGGAGAGGGTAATTTCGGTTCTATATTGAACCGACTGATATTGGAGGAGAAGAATATATATTTATCCCAAGCTTATGAATTAATTGTGAACGAAAGAGAGAGAGAATTAGATGATATAATCTTTTTATAATTTTATTTTATAGACGTCTTATAAATGAGTTATAGTACCGCAGGTGCAGAAAAGTTTACTATGATAGAAGATCTTCCTGACTTGGATGACATCGAAGGACCCCCTCCTCATCAGAGGGCTGTTAATCGTGGGCAAATTAGAAGCTCTAGGTATCCAGGGGCTTCTATGTTGCCTAATGGACAAGAAGACAAATTTGGAAAGTTTATTCGTCACGGACACATGGTTCCCCAAGAGTCAGGAATGTCGCATCATGATTTCCCACCAATGAATAGACATACTTATGCTCCGCCAAGTCTGGAAGAGTCGTCTTATGAAAAACAAAAACAAAACATTATCACACACGCAATGCCTGATAACACACCGTCGTGCCTGAGTGTTGCAGAACATATCGCCAATTGCCCCATATGTTCCAAGTTTTATAACGATGATAAAACCATATATATCATAGCAATTATTGTTCTAGTGGTAATATGTATTTTACTCCTCAAAAAAGTTCTAGATCAATGATTTCATCATCGCAATTTTTATACTTTAAAAAGTATAAAAGTATTATGGATTAGACCCGTGTACGGACACTCCGTTTAATGTAAAAGGACAAGACATGACTAACTCGCTATGATTATAGTTAAATGTTAGTTCATCACCTGGGGATATTAGTTTGATAGCTATTACACCCACGCCTTTTATTATCGCATTAGGGGTAAAGGAATGATTGATATAGGAACCCAACGGGTCGACAATATGTTCATTGTTCCCAATATGTATACTCTCTCTCGTGGGGTAAGTTAGTCTTTTACCCGATAATGTATATATGATAGATCCAATTTCAAATCGTTCGGTCGAAAATAGTCCATCTTGTTCACCGTTCAAAATCTTACTTTTTTTAATCTCCATTTTTATCATGAGTATCCTACTCTATAGATATTGTTGACCCGCTCATGTTTAAAGAGAACATACGATACAAAAAATGACCGAAGACAAAAGTAAATTACCTATAGAAGAGGAAAAAATCCCAGAGATACTCAACTATAACACAATTGTCCTTTCTGGAGGATCGGTTAGAGGTATTGCAACATTGGGTGCCCTTCAGTATGCCTATGATAACTTTCTTCTAACTGAAGTGAATACTTTCATCGGTACATCTGCAGGAGCTATGATTTGCTATCTTTTGTGTATAGGGTACACGCCGATAGAGATTATAGTATATTTATGTACTCATCAAGCAATGGAAAGATTGCAAAGTTTTAATATCGTAGCAATGCTACAAGGTCGAGGTGCTTCGTCTTTCAATCAATTAGCGGAGCACCTAGAAAAGATGACAATAGCAAAGTTAGGTTATCTTCCCACTATGGGGGATATATATGAGAAACTTGGTAAAACTCTAGTATGTTCCACGCATAATCTAACAGAGTCTAGAACAGAGTATATCAGACATGAAACCCATCCTAAAGTTCCTTGTATTACGGCTCTACGCATGAGCGCGAACTTGCCTCTGGTATTTGAACGATACAGATACGGACATTGTTTTTATGTAGACGGAGGAATCTCAGACAACTTTCCTATCCAGCTTGGAGATTTTCCAGGGAGTAAAACACTAGGTATAGTCTTGACAAAAGACAAGTCTAGTTTGAAAGAAGAAGGCGAACTCAAACCGTTAGACTATATCTATAACCTCATGTTTGTACCAATTGATCAGTCTGTGGCCTATAAAATTGATAATATCTCTGATAGATGCAATATCATAAAAATACCGGCCAGTAAACATAAGTTTTTTAATTTTAACCTATCTTCCGCTACAAAATTGAATCTTTTTAGCGAGGGGTATGAGCACATGAACAGTGTGATATAGTAAGTTTTTTTTATTAATACCTATTGAAGGTATTAATTGTATACATACCGTTGCCTACCTGTCAGTCAGTACACACTCCAGTCATCATATATTTCGGGAACTACGTTATTATAACGCTTGCTTATCTTATGTAATTGATCATTAACGTAATCGCGAAGTGCAAGGGTTTCGTAATAAATGTCGAAATGGTTTCTAGTGAATCTCTGGAAAAGATCAGTAAGAGTCACGACGTACATGTCCAATATGTTGTGAACTTCTTGGTTCTTCTCAATTCTCTTTTGTCTGCGGCGAAGTTGGGTAAGCCATTCATCCTCATCGATGTTCTTTAGCAAGTACTTAAGTCGTAAATCTTCATGGTCGTATACACCAATTTGTGGAGGGTACGCTTGCATTACATGCTCACGCACATGCACAACAGACCGATGACAGTCGGTCCAATCAGGAAATGTATACCTTCTTTCTCCTATGATAAGGCAAATAGTTCTAATCCATGGCATCCCACCACAGTCGTGTCTATGCCCTCGTCGTGGGGCGACTCCTCCATTACTCTCTCTCTGCCACTGATAGAAATGTGGGTTATGGATAATACCGGTCACTGGCAATCCTGTTTTCCACGAGAAAGGTGTCTTACACTCTACGCACCACATCTGGTCGCACCCTGATACCTTAAAAATAGGAACTGCGCAACTTGGGCATGGTTTTGTCTCCTTAGAGAGTAGTTTAGCGGTTGCTACTTCGTCTTCGTTGCACACATGTGTGTCATCGTTCTTCCCTTCCTTTGGGGCTCTGCACTTAGAACAAATATGTGTTTCACAAGTTTCACATTTCCAAGATTGCGATAGAAACCCTCTACAGTCTGGGATCGGACATCCCATAATGAATCTCTTCCTTTCCTTCTTCTCACCAATTTCATCAGTTTCCATTCGTATATTATAGATCTCAGTCTTAATCTCTGTTAACCTACTGCGTAAATATTTGGTCTCGTCCATAAGTTTATCTATCTGTTTTTCTCGTTCCAATCGTTTCCTTTCTCTTATCACAAGCAACTGAGTAGCCGGTAAAAGACTTTTCTCTTTACTAAGTAAATCTATTGATCGCTTCTTTCGGTACTCATTATTATGGAACACTTTAGGGGTATTTTCTGCTATGAACTCAAGGGATAGTTTGTGGTGACAGCCTGCACATTCTGGGTCACTAGAACTAAGAAGATGTACTCGAAAACAACTTCTGCAACACCCCTTTTGACATCCCGGGCACACAATTTTTCGTCGTCTTCCTTTGTTGAATACGTCTAAACAGATCATGCACTCGTCTTCGTCTTCGTCGTCTTTAATCTCGATTGTCTTCGCAACCGGCTTCATGGTGTCTCTGTCTTTAGCTCCCTCATAGGGTATATTTTTGTCGCTACATTTAGTTGACATAATCTCGATAATGAATATCAGACTTCTCATTAATATTCAATTTTAAGTGTACTATTAACGCAAACTCTGATAGTAAGATACAGCTATCGGATCGGCCTGGATACATTTATACTCGATAGCCTTGATACTGAGCCCGTTTAGACTTTTAACTCGCGACAGAGCAACGTATGCTTGTCCATACTCAAATATATTGGATAGGTCGACCTCGGCATAGTCAAGACTGCAACCCTGTGACTTGTGTATAGAGATTGCGTATGCAACTCTTAAAGGAATTTGATAAGCCCGAATTACTCTTTTGTTTTTCTCCTTCATATCCCATGTCTCCATACCTATTGCGCGTTGCTCTCCATTGAGGAATCTGATGATTGGCATACTAGAGTCATTAAAACCTATCACAACTCCTCTACTACCGTTAGCCAATCCACATGACATGTCAATATTCTTCATCAACATAACTTGGGCTCCGACGCAGAGTTCTACTCGCTCAGATACTGGACAATATTTATAGAATTTTCGTAGGAGGTAATTCTTACGTGTTCGTATACCTTCCTGAACCTCCATGTTCATCTCATACACTAAAAAGTCTTTTCCTTGTTCGGCGAGCTTATCAAGTTCAAGATCATTCTCTTTGTCAACATTGATATTCTTGGCGTAAAGCTTAGTCGGCCTGATCCCATAAGTATTGTGAAGCTTCGCACCAACTCTGGACTCAAGGATATCTCGTACTTCTCGAGTTATTTCTCCCATTCTCACAGCATTGAGACATTTCTGGAATTTTTTATCACCTTGTCGGATGATCTCGTCTAGACAAACTACATTTGTAACACATTTATTCCAGCTTTTTGCTTCGAAGCAAAAGTTCATAGTACCTATACACGGAAGCTGAAGAAAATCACCCGACAAGACGATTTGGATTCCGCCAAAAGGAACATCACTTTTTCTGATTATTCTAGCAAGCTGTTCTATCTTGTCGAACAGATCAGGATGCATCATGCTTATTTCGTCGATGATAAGGCATTCCACTTGGCACCAACGATTTTTCATGTACGTTGACTTGATAATCCTGTCGACCAGTATACTAACCTTCTCTTTTCCAAGGCCAATCCCAAGGAACGAGTGCACGGTGGTACCATTGAGTAAGAGAGCAGATGTACCAGTAGTAGAAGTGATGGCTAATTTCTTTGTAGTTTGACTGGCAAAAGCCTTGAGAACAGCTGTCTTGCCAACTCCACCTGGTCCAGTTAGGAAAATATTCTCTCCTTTGTTCAACAGGTTTAATGCCATTGTTTGTTTGTCTTTCATCATAATGTTTTGTTTTGTAGATCTCATCTTGTTTGAAAGCATTTATAATTGAGTATGAAATGTTTTATACTGGTTCAAATTTATTTTATACCAAAATCAAAAAAAAATTGTATACACTATCCTTTGCTTTTTGAACCTTTGCTGATTAACTTTATGATCTTGTTACAGAATTCGTTCTCCCGGCCTTGGGCGTACGTAGAGATAGCCACTGCTGCTTCCATGAAGTCGTAAGCTTCTCTTTCTTTCTCAGACCAATCAGCTGATAACTTATCTATATGCTGTATACTCAAACTAAAGCTGCGATCTCTTAGTGACTTGCAAAGTTTTATCATCATCTTTCTAAAGCCAACATCTTCGATGATGTCGCCTTCATCATTCTTGTACTTGATCTTGTTTCTGGATACATCAACGCAAACGATCTTATCTTTGAACGGAAATTCCAAGGCAAAC